GCCCATTCTGAATTGTGAGCCACCAGCTCAGTCCATTTTCTGGGCTGAGCTTCGAGCCAATCGAGTGCTTCTGAGCAAGCGCCAAGCTCGCGTGCACAGTTGATCATTTCCTGTGTGATTAGGTAGTCAGTCATCATTCTGCTCCTTATGAGATTAAAGAATACAATCACGATTCAATTGGACAATCGGGCCGTTTAGCCATGATCCGAGCCCGTTCGTCCGAATCGAGTCCGGTCAGATCGATCGGGCAGTCGGGCCGGTTGGTCATGACTCGCGCCCGTTCGTATGAATTAAGCCCGGTCAGATCGATCGGGCAGTCGGGCCGGTGGGCCATGACTCGCGCCCGGTTGAATGAATTAAGTCCGGTCAGATCGATCGGGCAGTCGGGCCGCTCAGCCATGACCCAAGCCCGTTCGTTCGAATCGAGTTCGGTCAGATCGATCGGGCAGTCGGGCCGGTAGGTTATGACTCGCGCCCGTTCGAATGAATTAAGCCCGGTCAGATCGATCGGGCAGTCGGGCCGTTTAGCCATGACTCGTGCCCGTTCGTCTGAATTAAGCCCGGTCAGATCGATCGGGCAGTCGGGCAGGTGGATAATCGCCCAAAGAGCCCATTCTGAATTGTGAGCCACCAGCTCAGTCCATTTTCTGGGCTGAGCTTCGAGCCAATCGAGTGCTTCTGAGCAAGCGCCAAGCTCGCGTGCACAGTTGATCATTTCCTGTGTGATTAGGTAGTTAATCATACTTGTGCTCCTTATGTGAGATTTTCTACGTCTGCTATGATTTGTCGGCGTACAGTAGTGTTTTCTTCTTCAAGCCAGTGAATTTCTTTTACTGAGTCCAAATCGATTTCATCTGCAATCCCGTTGATTTTATAGTCACGACCATAGAAGCCCCCACAGCTGTCAATTTCATCGTTGTTTTCATTATATAAGATATAATCGTAGACCTCGTTAGTGAGGTATTGGTTATAAATCTCAACTTCACATTTCAAATAATATGACACAAACTGTTCAAAAGATTGGAACTCACAGTCAACGCACTGGCCGTTATCCCAGCATTGTCGGACTAGAGGGAAGTCTTCAGGTTTGATGTCATACGTTTCTGCAGCGCGGGCTTTCGACACATAAATAAATCCAACGCGCCCTGAATCCCAATGACAGGCAAACGGGATGCAGCGCATCGTAATACCAGAGTGGTCATACAAATACAGTTCGTTGATGACAAACAGCTCATCAAGTTTTTCAACAATGCGGTTGTAATAAGCTGCTCGCCAATTTTCGAGAGCATCAACGCTGTTATGTTTTGCAAAAAATTCTTCAGCCTCACGTTCAAGATTTTCAAGAAAACCTTCGTGACCTTTGTTAATGAGCATTCTTTCGTAAAACTCTTCGATTGAACCAGGTGTTCTAATGTCACCCAGAGAATAGTCAGAATGCCAACAAACCATCGTACCGATGTTGTCAGAGCATTTGCGAGGGTCTGGCGGGTTTAAATCCCGTTGTATTTTGAGAATGTGTGTGCGCTCTGTCATAATGTGTTCTCCCCCACGCCGTGAGGTACTTTGATAACTGCAAATAGTTTGTGCTCCTGAAGCAGTTTGGTTTTAAGGGATATGCTGATCATGTGTTTTTGCTCCTTCGGGGTTCATAAAAAATGCCCTCCCAGCCGAAGCTGGGAGGGCAAGAAGATCAGAAGTCGGTTTTGTCTTCGGCATCTTCGATTTCTTGATCCGGTTGTTTTGCACCACGAGACCAGAACAAGTCACGCGTTGTCCGTTGAACGGCCTTCCGATTTTGGCTGGCCTGCTGGTTCATCAATCGCCAGCCGGCTAGGCCGAGCGCATCCTGGCATCCTTTCATTAGATTAACGTCAGCGCCCTGCTCTTCGCACCAGTCAAGCAACTGCGCTATTTTAAGCGCCTGCTGGCGAGATGATTCGAAGTTAATCAAGCTGTTTTCGGCTCCGGCTTCGTTGCCGTTGTCACTATGCCGTTCAATCATCTCTGCGTGGATACGCACCCAGTTCATGGCCGAGGCAAACTCGGCCTGGTAAGCCCGTACGAGCTGGTAGGCCATACCAGAAGCCAGGAAATCATTTCCTAGTGCCAGCTGCTTTTGAAGCGCATTGAGTGCTCTATTCATTTTTACATCGGGTGGGAGTTCCTCATCCCGTTGTTCGCGGTCTGCAAACACATCGTTGGCCAGCTCGAACAGCTTGTTGATGTTGTCCTGGGTCGGCACAATCGTCGGTTTGCCAGCTGCCGTCTTGGACCAACGGAATCCGTCGGGCAGGCCGGGGGACCGGTTTTGGAGGTCTTCGGCAGGCATAGTGGCTTCCCGGTCATCTCGTTGTTCTTTGGTGCGATCGTAATGGCTGCCAATCTCATCGAAAGGAGCGGTGCCGACAGAAGGAGGATTAAATACTACGTTCATAGTGTTCTCCGTTTTATTTGGATGATACGTGTCAAGATTGACACAAAAACCCGCATGAATCCGACGCGGGCGGAAAAACCGCCCGCGTCGCGATGTCACACACAGGCGGTTGAATGCGACGACCCAATGACGTGGGTCGAGTGGTTCGAACAAGCCCAGCTTGATGCTGGGCTCATTCTCACTGCCCGCTTTCCATCGGGCGCTCGCCCGCGACGAACCCGGCGTGGCGGAACACGGACCGCTTGGTCACGGTTCCGTCGTCCGCGACTTCTTCGACGCTCTCGCGCCGAGAAAACGCATAGAGCGGGATCAAATCGAATCTACGCAGCGCGCGTTCGAGGGGTGCCATCAAGAACGGTGCCCCGCCGATCATGACGAGGGGGTCCCCGTCCGCGACCTCGTCAACATCGGCGCTGGCGAGTTCCGCTAGCGCGGACGCTGCGGCGGCGATTTCCTCCCCACTGGGGAGGGAATTGAAAGTTAGGAGGCGGCGCACCGCCTCCTTGTCGCGGGGTTCGACAACCCCGGCGTCGGCTTGCTCAGCCGTCGCTGGGTGCTGGGTGAGGTTCAAAATCATATTTGATCTCCTAATAAAATTTGTGGCGGTCTTCGCCACCGTATGGGTTCGGCGACCAGCCGTCGCCATCCGGTTCTGGCGTGGCCGGCGGCGGGTTTCGCCGCTGCTCTTCGAGCGCCGCTAAGCGCTCGGCCTCCACCCGGTCGACGAGCTCCGGGCAGATTTTGCGCGCTGAGGCTGAGCCGCCGAGGCAGCAGATCAGGTCCTGCCCGCCCTCCGTGACCAATACGGAGAGTGGGTCCTCAGCGGCCAGCGCGCGCTGACACACGCCAGCCACCGCTTCGATTTGCTCGTCCGGGTACCGGACGAGCTCACGTTGGATCGCCGCCGCAACGGCGATCACCGAGGGGGCGCTCACGAGGAGCGCCCCTTGCGCGCCAGCCGGTTGGCCCGGCGGCGGTTGGTGCGGGCTACGCCGTAGCCCGCGGGATCCGTCAGGCCGGCGTGTGCCAGCTTGGCGGGGTGGTCGGCCGGGAGGGCGTTGTACGCCTTCCGGGCCGTTTGTGTGTCGCGGCTGTTGACCGCGACTTCGGGTCTTGTTTTCATAAATGCCTCCAGGTTGGTTGTCGTCTGTTGTTAAAAATGCCGGGTACGAGAACCCACATGATTTTAACCCTGTTGCCTTTCGATCTGTAGATCATTCCTTTCTCATAACCTGAGACGAACTTTGTGATAATTAGCAGCGCTGAAAATATCAGCCCGCCGACAACTGCTGCTGCCATGCCGGCAAATGTGCCGGAAAATGCAAGCATCATGCTGACAGTGGCAGCGATGTCGACAAGCAGATCAAAGCCAAGCAGCCTGCGTCGAACAAGCGTTGGCAGCTTTAAAATAAATATGAAAAAAGCAACAGCTGTTAAACCGCCCATGATAATCATCATGTACTCCTTGGTTTTTTAAATATACTCAGCAGCTTCGGCATGAAGCTCGTTAATGCGCCGATCAATGGCAATTATCAAACTGCCATTAGAAATCAAACGATTGCGCATTTTGGTCAGTCTCTTGATTCTTTTTTGGATATTGCTAAAACGCTCAAGATCTGCGCCATAAAAACACCCGTCTTCACCATGATAATTGAAATAGTCTTCAGTGGGTGTTGCACTCATGCTTCTAGCCATCATTCTGCTCCATGTTTAAAATAAAAGCACAAACCCGCATGAATTACCGATGAACAGATTCACCGTTCATCGGTTAAAGCCAACTACGCCACCAACTTCGTATATTACGCACCCAAGTACACTTCGAGGTCTGCAGGGGATAACCCATCCAGCTCTGAAGCCAGGAGCTCGTTGAAGCTGAGCGCATCGGGACTGGACTCACGGGCGGATATGGTGTCACGGCGTGCGTTCCAGGCGTGGAACCAGTAGGGGTCGCGTGGGTGCTCCGGGCCGCGCTGCGGCTCTCCGAGCAGGTCTGAGAACAGACGATGTGGTTCTTCAGCAGCTTTGGGCAGGAAGATTTCAAAGCCCGACGCGGCGGCAATGAGTTCAGGTGACAAGTCAGAAATGGTGTAGCCGCAGGTGTCGAGCAGGAACGTTTGAAAGCGCTGCACAGCTTGCCAGTAGCACCACGGACCGTAAGTCGAGCTGATGCGCTGCTTGGTTCTGCGGTCGTAGTATTTAAGGCGCCAGCGCGTGAAGTGAGGCTCCCAGGTGATGTAAGGGTTCTTGGGATTGAACCAAGCGATGCAGTCGAGCGGTGCACGATTAGGCACTTGGAAGTCGGAATAGAAGTGCGGCGAGTATGTGCGATGTCGCATCTCGTTCATAAATTGTACGAATTTAAGAAAAGCATCCTGGCTTGGTAAGAAGAAGAATGGACCAGGTGCAGGCTTGCGGAATACCAGCATGTGAATGATGTCAGCAAATAACATGGGCTGCACGTACTGGTTGCGCTTGAGCAGAATATTGAATTCGATGTACCAAGGCACAGGACCAAGGGTGTAATAGAACGGGCACGTTGCGTGCTGGAGTGCGTAACCACCTCTGCGTGACTTACGGTTTGGGCCGTAGTCAACGAAGGGCCAGCCGTGCTTGGTACAGTGTAGCTGACCAGTCCAGGGGTTGTAGGTGAGGCGATTACGGAGAGTTGCATAGGATGCAATGGATACAGTGCGTTGCGATGCGTATGGCTTAGTCATGGCGGTTTTGGGGGCTAGGGGTTATTTAAGAATGTAGCAACTATAAGGGCTGAGGGTAGTATATCAGTGCAACTCAATGGAAGCAAGAGAAGTGTGTTAACTTCTGAGACATTTATTTTTCTAAGGATTTCAATTAGTTATATTGTTTTATACCCCTAAAAAACCAGTTAACTCAGAAAAACGCCAAATTGGGCTGCGAAAAAAGTTAAAAATTAAATCGTGTTTTCTGCCGCTGGCATTTTCGTGTTTTTCTGAGTTAAGCCCCTTTTTTGCTGTTTTATCCGTGTAACCTATTGATTTTACTGACAACAAAATGTCTCAGAAGTTAACACACTTGGTTTTCACTGTAAAATCAATAAGTTACACGAAGTATACAAATATACAGTATTTTTTGCGTAACGTTTCAGTTGCAGAGCGTTGCGTAACGTTTCAGTTGCAGAGCGTTGCGTAACGTTTCAGTTGCAGAGCGTTGCGTAACGTTTCAGTTGCAGAGCGTTGCGTAACGTTTCAGTTGCAGAGCGTTGCGTAACGTTTCAGTTGCAGAGCGTTGCGTAACGTTTCAGTTGCAGAGCGTTGCGTAACGTTTCAGTTGCAGAGCGTTGCGTAACGTTTCAGTTGCAGAGCGTTGCGTAACGTTTCAGTTGCATATTTTGCTGCAACTGAAAAACACCGCTCCCCTCGAGCCCCACGCCGTGGTGCCTGGTTGCCCTCGGGCCTTCGGCTGGCAATAAAAAAGCCCCAGTGCACGAGTCACTGGGGCTGTTGCTCTACCGGGACTTGAGCTTTCGCTCATAGTCCCGGATCTCTTCGAGCAGCTGTGGGTCGCACAGCCGCTCAGCCGGGCGTTGCTTGGTGGCCCACCAGGCACCGACGCAGGCGGCTCCTACGAGGAGGCCCAATAGGGGGAAGATCGCCCCAGCCGCGAAGGCTAGGGCGATATAGAGGATGACCCGGCTACCGCCCATGGCGGCACCGGGTCCAGATGTGCCAGGCCGCCCAAAGGGCGGCTGGCACGAGGCCTGGCCATACTACATTAATGGCCATTAATGTTCTCCTTGTGAAGGAGAATTCACAGTGTGTAAAGAGCCACCATAAAGGTGGCGGCAAATCCGCTCCGCGGCGGCAGCGTGCCACGCGCGGATATAATGTACGACCAGGGCACCCTGGTCGTCTAGGAACAAGACGGAGAACTCGCTCATAGCGAGTTCTCCGGGGCGTTAAATACTGGGTAGACGTCTACCCAGATATGCCCATTTCGATCCTTTCGTTGCTTGCCGCGTGGGGCAAGCGTGGTCCCTAGCGCCTTCGCTAGAAGGCGAACGGTTATTTCCCCGCTATATTCGGGGTTTATTTTGCAGTTCAGTACGTCACCGTACTGATTTGTCCTGCGGTTGACACGAGCGATAACGCTTTCATCGAACTGCTGTTCGATGTGCTCGTCGACCTGGGCGATGGCTTTGTCGGCCATGAGTTCTTTGATCGAGGCCCTGAGGGCCTCGATCGTTTCATCGCGCTCGACGAGGGCTGCGATCAGATCGGCCTTGGTTTGGCGGATCGCCATGGGACTTCTCCTTTATTGAATGTGCCAAGCCGGGCCAATCCCGACTTGATCGAAGACCCGCATGAATTATGAGCGCACAGTTTCACCGTGCGCTCATTTTTTTTGTGTCTCGGAGAAAAGAAGGTTCATTATGCTGCTAGGGACTCAAGTGTCTGGGGCGTTTGGGCCTGAAATTTGTAGGGTGGGGGGTCTTTGGCTTTGTAGGGTAGGAGCAACGCACACCTCGTCACTTTAATTTCCCAAGTAATTCCCTCGCACCTATCGCGCTGGACTGCGCTGCTCTTAAAACCCTTTTTGCGACTTGACATAAGGCGCCTAATAGAACACAATACTTACAGTCCTTTTCGGGAATGCAGGCTATGATCGTGTTCTTTACAAATAATACCGCTGCTGGCAATTCAGCCGCTTACCCTGTCGTAGCTCAACGAGGAGCGCTTTTGGCCCTTAACATCGAAGGGTTGGGTGCCGCGACTTGTCAGCTCCAGCGAAAAACCCCTAATGGCACATTTATCCCAGTGATTTTCGGTACTTTGGCAGACATCACGCTGGATGGTCATTACATCATCGATGGGCTGTCCGGTACCTACCGAATAGCCCAAACCGGCACAGCTGATGGGCTCTACGCCTCCCTCGAAACTGAGAATGCTGCCTTGGCTTCGGCTCAATGATCCGATCAGCTATCAGATCTGCCTTAAGACCCGCTCTGCGTTCAGCCTTCGGAACGTATGAAGTATCTACCTTGCGTGAACGTTTGATTGCGTCTTTATTTAAGACTCATGAAGGAGCGATGTTTGACGTATCTGTCGAGGGAACTCGGTTTACAAAATCTGCTGGGGATGTGGAGGCTGTGTCGGATGGAGATAATTTAAGGCTACTCCTTGACATCAGTCAAAATCTGAACCTGTCAGAACATTCTATCTGGTCTGACCCTCCGAATTTTGTAGGGGGTTCCTGGGCGGATAATGGTGATAACTCATATACCTATAACGGAGTGGACTCCGGGTCTGATACCCTACTCTACCAAAGCGGCCACCTTGAAGATAAATTATTTCGAATTGGGTTTACAGCATCTGGGGTTACGTCAGGGAGTGGCTTGGTTCGAGCTTTCGGTAACGTTAATTCAACGTGGGATAGTAACGGTGAGCAGGAACGGTACCTTATTATAGGTAATGGGAATCTTGGGTTTTCTGGGATCTCACTGAACTCTGGTACAACCGTAGCAGATGTATCCACGCAACAAGTGCTGGGGGCGCATGCGCAGATTTCTCCGACTGGTATTTATAAAACAGATGGGGGAGTGCATTATCTACAGTCCTCAGGTACTGCTCAACTTACTGTTGGGTTTGTTTCGTCTCTTGGTTCAAATTCCACAGTGAGCTATGTTACCGCAGATGGGATTACTCACCTCACTGGCCAGACTGTTGGTGCCAACTATACTCCTCCTATCGAAGATTATCATGTCCTGATTATCTACGATGACGTGTATACGGCGGAGCAGCTTGCGTTGGTTGAAGAGTATTTGACTGCTGCTGTTCAGGTTCAGCATCCGATGGCGGCGAGCATACCTGCAGGTTATTTCGACACAAATACAGACTCCGGGGCTGAAAGAGTTATTCAATGGAAAGGAGCGGATACAAAGCCATTCATCATCCATGTGGATACAGAAGCGACGTCATCTACCGCTACTGTTTCAGATAGTGACCAGTTCATTCTCTGCACCATTGGCACCGGATTTTCATTTGATGTTGACTGGGGGGATGGCAGTGGGGTTGAGTCCTTAACTGAGTCAGATTTTACAACTTTCAACGGCAGTGACACGGGGTTCGGACATACGTACGCTGCTCCAGGAGAGTACACGATTGCAATTACAGGGGAGTTCCCCCGCATGCGCGGTGGGGAGAACACAGATCATGGTAAGATCATTGAAATCAGGGACTGGGGGAGCCACGAGTGGGACGAAATGTGGCTTACCCTCTCAAACACTTATCGTCTGGAGCTCACTGAACGTGCAGTGATTATCCCACCGATTACTCCGAGTGTGACAAGGTGGCATCGGTTTACACAGCAGTGCGCAGCTCCGCGGCATCCTCCATACGACGTATCGAGCGCCACTATGCTGGACCGTATGTTTTATCTGGCTGATCTGGAGACTGCCCCACGGTTGCGCACCGGCGCATGTGTGAACTTCCACAATTTTTTTCGAGGGTGCGAATTTCTGGAAGGTCCGATCCCTACGTATGATATTTCCAGCGCTGAGGATCTATACCGGTTTTTCCGCGGGTGCTTCCTGCTTACTTCTGATGATATTCCCTCTTGGGCGACAGGGCATGTCCGCGGCATGCACATGATCGTTGCGGATTGCCCGCTAATAACCCGCGTGCCCAGCACCTGGGCATTTGATTCCATCGGAGAAGAGTTCACACCTGAATATACAACCCATGCGGAACAAAACAACGCAGTAGGGATGTTTGCCAGTTATACTGGTGATCTCGGTGTTTCTGGGAGTGACGCGGCTTGTAGTGTAGCGGATGTCAGTGAGCTAAACTTTTCCCCCCTGGAGAATATCAGATCCTTGTTTTACCGTAACGCTGGAGCTACAGATATATCTAATATTGAGTTTACTTCAGCCACAATAGCGGATCAGATATTTTATGGTTCTGTACTTGAAACAGTTGACGGGCTTTCTTTCCCGGCTTTGACTTCTGCATTTAGTATGTTCGAAGGCTGCGTAGATCTTGTATCCGCCACCGGGTTGGAATTCCCGGTGGTTACAATTGCTAGTCGGCTATTTGCCAATTGTACGGCCTTGACGACGCTAGAGATCACGATCCCGCTCGCCACTTCGATTTCAGGCATGATTGATGGCTGTCCATTATTGTCAAACGTGCTGCTCCACGGGTGTCGAACTACTTTCCATTTGACGGACCGGCAAATGTCTCGCAGCAGTATAATGGCCTTAATAGATAGTGTTGCTGATGTTACCCCTTCATTAAGGTCAATGTATTTGGGAGGTAATCCTGGGTACGCAGACCTTACTTCCGAAGACATAAATGCTGCGCTTGACAAAGGATGGGTGGTTTCTGAATACTATGCTCCTGAAGTAGCAGATTTAGGAATTGAAGATTTTCTCCCATACATTAACCAATCAACTCTTGTGAATTTTCCTCCATGATTACTGCAGTTGAGACTGTATATTTAGGTGGGGCCCCTTCAGGGGAGATTACTCCAGGATACCTGGTAAAAACTACTGATGATGGGTTGACGTGGGCGACAGTTAAGGATGATTTTTCGCACCGCGTGGTTGGAATAGCGGTCACAAGTTCAGCACTGATAGTCAAAACTATCCTCGGTTCGAATGGGTATTTTTCTTCCTCTGATGGCGGAGCTACCTGGACTTCAGGATATGATGCAGGGGACATTACAACGCACGATAACTTGGAGGCTATTGGGGATGATATTTACGCTTCAGGATTTAATGCCTCCTCTGTATTTAAAATGTACCACTCAGATGACGATGGGGCCTCATGGGCGGCCTATTCGGTTCCTTCCGGATATAATGAATGGTTCTGGTTGAGTCCTTTAGGATTGACTTTCGGACATTCGACGCTTGCTCAGATTACGTATAAAGAGGATGAAGGGGCTTCATATTTAACGCTGGCAATGCCTATTGTTGGGGAGTACTCAGGTACAATAGCCCGTCTGATCGATGGCCGGTTGGTAGTTTCCCCTGTTTTGTATTCACCTTCTGGGGTAGCTAGTGCTAAAGTGTACGTTTCGAACCACGACTGGGAAGCTTCAGGCGTAGAATGGACAGAGCTGACTACGCTGGCAACGTCGGTTAATTCCGATCCAGGAACCTATGGTGTACGCCGCCTCTGGCACAAAAACGGAGTTTTGTGTGCCGAAATAATTGAATGGAAAACGGGGTTTGGTACTGCATACAGCTACTATGTATCAACTGACTCTGGTGCTACTTGGACTGATATGGTACGATCTACGTTAGCCCAAACCGTGTATTTAGGGGGTAACGAGCTGATGTGGAGCGACGTAATGGATGGCAACGGCGTCTTATCTGTGATAGCATACGACTCAATTTAGGAGGATACAGTATGGTCGATCTGAGAGATCTAATTCGAGACGTGGCTATTGAAGAAAGTGGCCAGCGCAGCGCTGGTGGCACTGCTCAGGTAGGCGAGATCATTGGCATACTCGGCCGCAGATGGCGCGGAGTACCGCTGTGGCAAGCAATGAAAGAGTTTTTGGCTATTCGTACTCGAGCGGGGAAAGTAGAATGACTACATTATTCAAAGTAATCATATTGTCAATTGCCTTGGCCGGTTGCGCCACGGGCAAAATCAACGAGCAGTCAATGCAGGCGCATGATATGCAGCTGCGGGCGATCCATCAGCAGGCGGAGTCCTACCAATCCACGATAGCTGAGACTGCTGCGGGCTGCCGTGATGACATGTGTCGTGTGGCCGTGATGCTGGCCGGCGCGCTCGGCCGGCCTGAGATGCGGATTTCTGCCCCTCAGCTACGCTCCCCTGGCGAAGAGTTCGCGCGTGCATTTTCACCGATCGCAAACCTAGCTAGCGCAGGTCTTCAGGTGTGGGGTGCGGGCTGGCTGGTCGAGCGCAGTGGTGAGCAGATGGTCAATCTAGCCGGTTCTATTGGTGGCATTGTCGGACAAGTACAGGGTACTGTAGATAATAGCGTAACGGTCGGTGGGAATCTCGGTGATACGGACCAGTCGACGACTGTCGGCGGGAATTTTGGCGCCACAGATCAGTCGGTGGCGGTAGCGGGAAATCAAGGTGATACGGACCAATCTGTCGGCGGCAACCAAGGTGATACGCGTGGTGACGTGGTGGGTCGCGATCAGATAGGCTCCGTCGAGAACGGCTGTATCGGGCCTGATTGCCGAGCCGTCAGCCCTGGTCCGATTGACCAGTCAGATAACTCAGATAACTCCGACAATTCAGATAATTCAGATAATTCTGACAATTCAAACAGCTCTGTAGGTGACGACGATGGGTAATTTTGTACTGATTTATCTGGCTGGTGTGCTGGTGGCGTCCGTAGTGCTCTTTATGCGCCACGATCATTATGAGGTACTGGATGCGCTGTGGCAGGCGTTGCGCTGGCCGTGGCATCTCGCTCTCTGGGTATATGAGCGAGTGCGACGATGATGCGCGCTGCGCCGTGGTGGTGTGGAGTCGTTGTTGTTTTGTGCGCCATGCTGTGGGTAGGCGCGCTCTCGGAGGGGTATGTCATGCGTATGCTCGGAGCCGCGCTGAAGTGCTGCGCTGGTCTGTCGATCGGATATTATGCACATCGCCATCTAGTGATGCAAGGTGAGCGGATACAACGCTGGGACGAGGGCGCGTCGGCCATGTCGATGAGAACTGCTAGGGCTGTGCTGATGAGCGCCTGCGCGATTGCGGTCGCGATAGCCGTATGAGGACGGTCGCGCTCATGACACTGCTCGCATGTGCGGCTGTATCAGCACAGGTACCAGAGCGAGCGTATCAATATCAGCGCATGGCGCTCCAGGAGTGGCACACCACATTCGGCCCTGGTGCGCCGACAGGTACGCTCGCTGCACAGATCCACCAGGAGTCTGGATGGCGCAGTGATGCGCAGAGCCGGTACGCACTTGGGCTCGCACAATTCACCGCCGACACTGCGTCAGATATGGCGCGATTGCATCGCAGCCTAAGACCGGCTGACCCCGGTGATCCGCGTTGGGCACTGCGGGCACAGGCGCAGTACATGCGTGCGCTGGTGTCACGATACGACGATAGTGGAGAGTCTTGGCTCATGGCTCTGGCCGGCTACAATTCAGGGCCTGGATGGACCGATCGCAGCCGTAGAGTATGCGCGTCTATGTCGTGTTGGTGCGACCCACGACGGTGGGCGGGAAACGTTGAGCACGCTGTGCATAGGCGCCATGCGGCGGCTGCTGTGCGCGAGAATCGTCATTACGTGAGCCAAATTATCCGTACTCACTCGCCGCTATATGCTGAGGCTGGCTGGGGGGCTGTCGTCGATGTTCCGCTGAATTGGAGCGTGCAGCGATGAGTCTTGGAAAAGTATACGAGGTCATATTGTCGGGCATCAGTCCAGAGGTCAGGCGAGAGCTGATGCTGTTGTTGTTGGTTGCAGCGTTCACCTTGCATGTTGCCTGGGCGTGTGGCTATTTACCCAGGCTACCTGGATTTGCGCTGGCTGCTGATGTCCAGGAGTTAATGAGCGCGGTAGGCAGGATTGAGGATAGCCTTATCACCGACAGGATCGATAGGCTGGAGAGTGAGATTAGGAATCTGCACATGCTGCGCTGCTATGCGTCGGATTCCACGCGTCAGTTATACGCTCAGATGCTGGACGCAAAATTGGTGCGGTATAGGCGGCTGACGCAGAATCAGCTGACCCTGCCGCCGTGCGCAGACCTGTGAAGGCGCTGCTCGCGAAAGCCGGCCGACTGACGCTCACTGGGCGCGCGGCGTGGCTGTGTATCGGGATAATGGCGACGGCCATTGGTTGGGCTGGGTGGACGCAATGGAGGATCGGCTCGCTACACGAGCGAGTCGGAGAGCAACGCTCGTCGGTGCGTGCGATGCAGCAGGTAGCTGGCGTGAATCAGGCTGCGTTCGAGGCCTGCCGATCGCGGCTGATCGCAGAGATCGAGGGGCGAGTAATGGACCGAGCCGCTCAAGAGGCTGCTAGCGCAGAATGGGAGCGCCGAATCCAGGCTGCACGTGCTGAGTCTGCACGCGCCAGAGTACAGAGGCAGGTGATATATGACGAGAATAACTGCGACAGTGATCGGCCTGTCTGCTCTGATCTGGCTGACGGGCTGCGTGCCAGAGCCGGTGGTGAGAGTACAGACACTAGAGATTCCGGTACCGGTGATGCAGCCGATACCGATGAGGCGGATAGAGCCGATCCCCCGTCCTAAGTTACGGGCTGGGGAAATCACGTTGCGCGATCTAGTCGAGCATGCGCACGATCTGCACGACGCACTTGACCTATGCGACGCGGATCGCGCTTGGCTAGAAGGCAGGCAGAAAGGTAGTCAATGAGAAGCAACGTTACTTTATTGGCAGACCACGCTGATGCTCGGGCGCGTCGTCTAAACGCTATTGAGGCTATCGCTGTACGTGGCATGCGGACAAAAGAGGCAGCGGCATTTGCTGGTATAGAACCTGCAACGCTGCGAAATTTGCTGAATGATGAGCGGGTTCAAAGCTACATCAAGCAGATGCAGGCTGCGCATGCCGAAGCCCTCAACGTGCGTCGTGGGGATGTCATTCGAGGCATGTTGGATGCCATTGACCATGCCAAGCTGGTCAATGATCCAAGCACCGAGATCCGTGGGTGGGAGGCCATTGCCAAGCTCCAGGGGTACAATGCACCTGAAAAACACCTACACGATTTGCCTGATGATACGAAGCGGCTTCTTGAAGCTATGCAGAACATGAACGACGCTGACGTTGCCAAGCTGGCCAATATGGACGATTTGATTGACCTGATACCTGGCAAAGACTTTAAGGTAGTCAGCAGTGAATAGGCAGATAGCAGCACAACGAGAGATGGCGCTGCGCCATCTGGCGAAGAAGCGCATCCTGCCGTTTGCCCGTCGATTCTACCCGGACTATTTGGCTGGGTGGGCACACAAAGTCATTGCAGCGAACCTCGAGCGCTTTTTGCGGGAGACACTTACCAAGCGGTCTCCTCGGCTTATGATATTTATGCCTCCTCAGACGGGGAAAAATTTAGCCCACGACACTCCGGTTTTAACTGCAAATCGAGGATGGACAACGCATGGTGAATTGCGAGTAGGGGACGATGTGTTCCATCCGTCGGGGCGTCCAGTTAGAGTCTTAGCGTTGTCTGAGGATGCCCCGGCGGAATACGAAGTAACTTTCTCAGATGGAGAGATTATTACTGCACACGCTCGCCACGAATGGCGGGTGTATGACCGCAAGAAAAATGGGTATCCAGAAGTCGTTATCGAAACCCAAGACATGTTTGCGGATTACTGGATCGGATCAAAAGGCAAGCGAGGTGGTCGGGCACGCTGGCAGCTACCTGAACACGCTGCTCTCTCGTTCCAGGAACAAGAACTTCCTATATCTCCCTACGTTCTTGGTGTATGGCTTGGAGATGGTACGTATACAGCAGCTAATATTACAAATTCTGAGGAGGACGCCGTAGTTTTCCAGCAAGCGTTCGAGAGACTTGGATATTCTCATTCTGGAGTCAACACCCACAAACAATATGGCACTCACAGAACAAACTTGGGTCACACCGGACTGTACTCTCAGCTCCGCCAAGAAAACTTGCTCGGAAACAAGCACGTCCCAGAGGCATATATTCGCGCTTCTACGGAGCAGCGCTTAGAGTTGTTGGCAGGAATAATAGACTCTGATGGACACGTAGATCCGAAAGGAAGAGTCATTATCACAACAACGTCCGAGCAGATTAAAAACGGAGTTCTGGACTTGGCAACGACGTTAGGACAACGGCCAACATGCCGCAGTGAATCTCCTTCTCTCTCTACCAGCGGGATTCAAGGCACTAAAGAGCTGTTTATTATCGCGTTTCAACCTACTGTTGAAATTCCTACTCGGTTGCCCAGAAAGCGCATACATCGGACTCTCGATTCCCGACGACGCAGATCTATTCGCGGTGTTCGCAAAATAGCCCCGAAACCTGGCCGCTGCATTCGAGTGGATTCGCCAGATGGCATGTACTTGGTTGGGAAATCTTTAATTCCCACTCATAACTCTATGTTGGTTTCGGACATATTCCCCAGTTGGGCGCTCGGTCTAGCGCCGCACCTTCGTTTTATTCTGACTTCCTACAGTGTTTCTCTTCCGATTCGATTTTCTCGGTACAACAGAGAGCGCGTTAAGTCTGAGCCGTACCGCACGTTGTTTCCAGGCACGTCTATCCATCCTGAGATTATGAGTGCTGAGCACTGGGAGACAACGGAGCGCGGCGGATTCCGGGCCGTCGGTGTCGGTGGTTCGATTACAGGGCACGGTGCTGAGATAATCTTAGTCGACGACCCGTTCAAGGATTACGAAGAGGCGCACTCTGAAACAATACGGGAAATGGTCCACAACTGGTATCCGACGACGCTCCGCACTCGTTTGCAGCCGGGCGGCGGGATAATCAACGTAAACACCCGCTGGCATGACGACGACCTTTCTGGTTGGCTACTGCGCCAAGACAAGGAGAATCGTGAAGAAGGGAAGCCAGAGTCGCAGCTTGAAAATTGGAGGGTGCTGAGTCTCCCTGCGCTGGCTACCCAGAATGAGTTCGTGGATCGCGATTTCATTATGCACTACGAGCCGGCACCCGACCGGGTACTTGTTCGAGAAACTGGACAACCGCTGCACGAAGAGCGCCACGATGCGGAAGAATGGCTTTGCCGAAAAGCAGGGGCTACTAAGCAGCAGTGGTCATCTTTGTATCAGCAGAATCCAGTCCCCGACACTGGTGATTTTTTTACGCGGGCAGATTTCCAGTTTTACACTTCAGTTCCTGAGCTTCACCATTACCCAGTGTATTTTGCATGGGATTTGGCGGTTGGCGAGAGGAAGAACAATGACTATACTGTAGGGATGGCTGGTGTAGTGATACCACGCGACGGGCTGAACTGCTTATACCTCCTGGATATGTTCCGCGGCCGTGTGCGGGATTTGGAGCTGTACGAAGCGGTCGTTAATATGTACTTGAAATATCGACGGAATGCCGCTAGAATTGGTATGGAGTATGGGCAGCTATTTTTATCTGTAGAGCGCCCAATTCTCGAAGCATTTCGAAAATATGGTGCTACTCCGGGGTGGGACCGCTCGCTCAAACCTGTATCGGATAAGCGGGTTCGTGCGACACCTGCTCGGTCGTGGATGCAGCACCACCGGGTGTATTTTCCTAAAGATGCGCCGTGGACTGAAGTAGCTATGAATGAGATGCTGCGGTTCGACGCAGGAGTACATGACGACATTGTAGACGCTCTGGCTTGGCTAGTACGGATGGTCCACAGTATGCCAACGGTTAAAGCATTCGGAGAAAATAAGAAAATTGACGCCTGGGGATTTAAGCCATTGGAAGCTCAGATTCGTGATTACGCCCGCAGCTCCAGGCTCGGGGGCTCACCTACAGGATACATGGCGTCATGAGTAACGAAGCGAAGACTAACTACGAGCGCTACCAGTATTCTCTTCAGCGCGGGCACAAAGACTACATTAAAAAGCACGACGCGTGTGACGCCTTCTTTTTTGATGAGCAGTGGGAAAAGGAAGACCGTGATAAACTGGTCAACTCCAAGCGTCCAGCACTTACGATCAACAAAATCAAACCTATTATCCTAGATATGACTGGGGAGTTTTTATCGAATCGTTCTGAAGTCAAGTTCGTTCCGACATCAACTGGCCAAACAGAGACCGCGACGGCTCTAACTAAGCTGTTTCTACATATTCAGAATGAGCAGGAGCTAGATGAAAAAGAGTTAATTCTATGGTTTGATGGTATCATTACATCCCGGGCCTACTACGATGTTAGAGTTGAGTTTGACGACAATGACCGCGGCGAAGTCCGGGTGTTTGTCCCAAATCCGAAAAACGTTATTCCTGACCCGGACTCGGATAGCAAAGACCCCGATGATTGGAACGAAGTCATTATCAAATCCTACTTGACGATTCAAGATGTTGAGTTCCTTTACGGCAAGAGCAAAGCTACAAAAATCAAGCAGTATCCTGAGCTCCAAGTAGATATTGAGGGTAGTGAGCTTCACAACGACACGTTTGCCGGTCCTGATTTTACGACGCACCATGTTTCACATGGTTCTGGTGACGAAACAACTCAGCGTTTGTACCTAGTTATTGAACGCCAGTACAAGGCTATGGAAGATGTTCAGTTCTTTATTAATGAGCAGACTGGCGATCTCCGCCGCGTGCCTCCTAGTTGGACGTCTTCCCAAACAGCTCAGTTCCTGGAGCAGTTTCCAGAATTTGTAATTGAAAAGCGCCGTAAGCAGATTGTTCGTTGGGTAGTTTCGTGCGGGGACGTTCTTTTGCATAATGACGTGAGCCCATACGATAAATTTACAATTATTCCATGGTTTCCGATTTTTCGTCGGGGGAAATCTTCCGGCGCGGTAGAGAGCCTGCTTGATCCCCAGCGTAACTTCAACAAGCTCCGCAGCCAGGAGCTTCATATTGTCAATGGCACGTCGAACAGTGGTTGGAAAGTCAAACGCGGTTCTTTGACGAACATGACAACCGAAGATTTGGAGATTCACGGAGCGAAAACCGGACTGGTTGTCGAGTACGATGGTGAGTCAGAAAAAGTCATTGACCGTATTCAGCCAGTTAGCATTCCTCAAGGGGTAGATCGAATCAGTGAAAAAGCTGACCGGGATTTGAAAACGGTATCAGGGGTGGATGATGAAGCCCGCGGCGTGGCTCGATCTCAAACGGCAGGAAAAGCTATTCAGGCTCGTAGAGAGGCTGCGCTGATTAGCTTGGCACCTTATTTCGACTCGCTCGCCTGGACGCGCAAACGACTGGCAAAGCGGATTCTTGCTCTGATCCAGAAGTTTTATACGGAAGAGCGTCACATTCGGATTACGTCTTCCGATGCTCGCAACCAGATTACGGACATAGGATTAAATGTTCCGCAGGAAGATGGCACAGTGTTGAATGACCTGACGCTTGGCGAATACGACGTTGTAGTGACGCCTACTCCACAACGAGATTCGGAAGAACAGGAAACGTTCAATGAGCTACTGGAGCTGTCCAAGCTGGGATGGAGTATTCCTGTGCATTTGATGGTCGAAACTATGCACCTTGCGCGGAAGCCTGAAATTGTCGAGTCGATCAAGGCTGCAAATGGAATGGTCGAGCCGTCAGAGGAAGAGCGTCAGCTGCAGCAGATGATGCAAGAGTTAGAGATGGAAGAAAAGCGGGCGGCGATTGCTGCCCGCATGGCCCAGGCTCAGTTGTCGCAGGCCCGCGCACAGAAGGTGTTGTCTGAAATCGACGCTGCGAAGGATGATACAGAAAAGTTGGAAGAGCTGTTATTGCGAGCGCGCGACCTTGATGCTAAGATTCACCACAATGAGCGTAGTATGGATGTCCGGGAGCGAGCCCTCGATGTTCAGGCGGCAAAAGCAGGGCTTGATGATATTGTAAAGAACCGGCAGATCGACGCGCAGCTTGAACAGCGGCAGCGCGATGCACAACAACCTACAGGAGCTAGTAATGGCTAAAAACCACGAAGATAATGACATTGTGGAAGATACTTCGTTGAAAGGATTTGATGACGAAGACTTTAATAATTCGCCCGGCGATCTTGAGGATGAGGATGAGGATGAGGATGAGGATGAGGATGAGGATGAGGGTGACGATTTTGAAGACACTCCTGAATCGCGCGGGGATATTCTCGACTCTGATGATGAATACGAGCCTGAAGACGAGCCTGAAGACGAGCCTGAAGACGAGCCTGAAGAGGAAGAGGCACTGCCAGAAACTGATCCTAAGGCAAACGTACGTGTCCCATTAGCGCGACTTGATGCTGAAATCGCTAGGCGTAAAGCGGCAGAGGAGCGCCTGGCACAGCTGGGGGGGCGAAATAAGCAGACTGAAGAGAAAGCTGACCGTTTGAGTGAGATCGCAGCTCGCATGACAGAGATTGACAGAGAATTTGCCGAGGCCAGCCTCGAAGGGGATTCGGATAAGCTGATTGGGCTGCGTGTAGAAGAGCGCCAGCTTGATAAAGAGGCGATGGCTATTGAGCTTGCTCGATCGACGCAAAGGGCGGTGTCGAAAACCCGTTTTGATACAGCTCTTGAAGCTGTAGAGGCGAAGTATCCACAGCTAAATCCTGACAGCGATAAGTATAATCAGGATTTAGTAACTGAGGTAGAAGAGCTGATGCGGGCTTTTGAAAAAACAGGCGAGCCCCCTGATGTAGCGCTCCGTCGCGCGGTCGGATACGTGGCTCGTGATGAGGTTGAAGAAGATGCGGCGCCTTCGCAAAAAAGAGGGCTGCGGGAGAAAGCTGCTGCGCGTTCTACGGATATTCCAAGAAGCAAGAATCGGAAGGCTAAGTCCCAACAGCCACCAACAGTGGCGACTCGTCGGTCTGTCTCCGATACCGAAGAAGTCGACCCGCTGAATATGACTGACGAAGCGTTTGATCGTTTTTTCGATTCGAAGGAGGGACGGATAGCTCGAGGAGATGTTTTAAGTAGTTGACATTAATGGTCAGAGTACTCTATACTCTGACCTAACTCGTATGGTGGCGACGATACAGCCCCAGGTGCGCGAGCACCTAAATCATCGGATCTCGCCCGCTGAAGCGTAAGACAGCAAGGTAGCTATTTGGAGTTCATGCAGAATAGGAGATGCCATAATGGCGTACACTAATTTTGCGGCCTTGACTGAGCATCCGTTGAAAGTATGGCAGCGGAAAGTTTGGCGGGCTGCGCGAGAAAAGATGTTCATCGGTAAGTTTCTCGGCACCGATGAGAACGCGATGATCCATCGCATCACTGAACTGACTAAGACGACTAAGGGCGACCAGGCGGTCATCACTCTGGTTACGGACCTGGAAGACGACGGCGTTGCCGGAGATCGCTTCCTGGAAGGTAACGAAGAGGCGATGGTCTCTGACGACCAGGTTATCACCATTGATCAGCTGCGTCATGCAGTTCGGAGCAAGGGTGAAATGGCCGATCAGCGGTCCGTCGTTCGGTTCCGTCAAACGGCCATGAACAACCTGTCGTATTGGCTGGCCGATCGTTTTGACCAGATGGCGTTTCTGACCCTGTCTGGCATCAGCTACACGTTCACGACCAAAGGCGCGCTGCGTCCGAAGCAGGAACTGGCCAATTTGGCTTTTGCTGATGATGTTTCGGCGCCAACCTCCGCGCGTCATTTCCGTTGGGTGGACTCTTCGGATTCCTTCGCGGCTGGTGCAACGGGTAGCGTAGCGGCTGCTGACAAGGTGAGCTATGCCACTATCATCAACGCTCGCACGCTGGCGGAAGAAAACTACATCCGCCCGGTTCGCGACGTTGGCGGTGTGGAGTGGTACAACATGTTCATGCACCCGCGCCAGATTGCCGCACTGAAGCTCGACAACGACTTCAAGGCTGCGTATCAGAACGCGCTAAGTCGCGCCCCGAGCAACCCGCTGTTCAAGGGTACGGACGTGATCTGGCTCGATGGCATCGCAATCCATAAGCACCGCTACGTGTACAACACCCTCGGTGCCGCAAGCGGCTCGAAGTGGGGCGCCGCTGGCGCAATTGACGGCGCACGAATCCTCATGTGTGGCGCTCAGGCACTGGCTATGGCGGATATTGGTGCTGCGAAGTGGGTCGAGAAGGAATTCGACTATGATAATCAGCCGGGTATTGCTGTGGGTAAGAAAGCAGGTATGTTGAAGCCGCAATTCTACTCTATCTACAATCAGAGCGTGCAGGATTTTAGCGTTATCTGCATTGACACTGCGCTGTAATCGGAGGATATGACCATGAGTATGACCAAAACTGACGATTACCAATACCCACTAGCGAAGGTAAAACGCTTCACTTTTGCGGATTTGGTAAACGGCGATTCTGTAGCAGCACATTCGATCTTCCCTAGCGCTATAGTGATTGCTGGCGCTGTGGTGGTAGTAACTGCGTGGGACAGCGGTACGTCGGCGGTCCTTGAAGTCGGAGATATTAACGATTTGGATCGTTATACGTCGAGCGCTATTGATCTCGCTTCTGCTGGCCGAACTGCCCTTACGCTGACGGGGCACAAGCACACCGCTATGACTGACTTGCTGCTGACACTGACGGAAGTCGGTACTGCTGCGACGGAAGGTGAAGCGTATTTGGAGTTTCAGATTATTATGGAAGACCGCACGAACGAGTAAAGCACAGGGCATACTATAAGGGGCCTTGCTTAAGGCCCCCTTTTTTACCATCATAAGGAACGCTATTATGCCGCAAGTAAAAGGAGCCCTGATGGTGTGTGGACACGATATTACTGTCGCCACCACTGCAGGCTATACAATTCAGTTTATTGCCGGCGAGGAGCAGTATGTTCCGCCGTTGGCTGTACCGGAGTGCCTGAAGGTCGGTGCGCGCGAGTTGAAGCGCTACATCAACGTCAAGGCCACTGTTCCGAACACGAAGCACGGGAATATCAAATCCCACGTCAACGTAATTCCCCAGGCCGAAGATGTTATTGAAGAAGAGGTCATGCCTGAAAAAGCAAGCATCAATGACACGCCTTCGCGGCCGAACACGCGCAACGAGCGGGTATACCCCGAAGCCGAGCAGCGTGTCCGCCGCGGGATACTGTCCATGCTCAAAGATTCACAGGCAAAAGAGTGGACAGCCGCGGGCATTCCTAACACCGCGGCGCTTCAGAAACGCGTCGAGGATATGTCAGTGACCGGCGCCATGCGCGATGCTGTATGGCGTAAGATGGAGGAAGCTGAAGAGATTCCGGAAGACTACGCTGAGATGTTAGGATTGCAGTAATCATGACTCCGGCGCAGCTTCGCGATCGCTTCCGTCGAGACATCGATGACATCAAACCGGCAGGGAGTGATGAATCCGACCTTTTATTTACGGATGATAGTATTAACGACTTCATAGACGAAGCGCATCGGGTATTTGTCGCAGAAACGTTTTACTACCATACACTGCTTGAGCTTGATGTTGTAGCAACAGAAGCTGACATTGCACTGCCAGATACATTTTTGGATCTGCGCGGTAATGCCGGCGAACTAGTAAATGCGCAGCGTGTAGTGCGCAAGCGTGCACTGTACGAAGGTGTTTTATCTGATGATTATGGGGGTATGACCAGCGTGCTTCAGTTTTCGGATGACACTCTGGCTACACCTCGATTTTTTTCTCTTGACTTGGAGTTTAACACATTACGGCTGTTTCCTACCCCTGCTGAAGATGACATTCTTCGGCTCTCAGTATATCTTGAGCCGGACCCGATTGATTTTGCGACTCAAGATGATCTTTCCACTGCGTTTGTTATGACAAATAAGCATCATGTTTTGTGCTTACTTGACGGTATGAAGGCAATAGCGTACCGTGTGCAGGATGTAGATGTATACGATCCTAGGCAAGCAGAACGGTGGGAGGCGTCCTTCCGACGAAAAATTGCGGATGTAAGGTCAGAACGGATGCGTCGCAGGTGTAGACCCCAGGAGATTCTATATGGCGGGCTTTGAAAGTCAGACTAAAAGAATGCCGGGTTTTCCAGGAGGGGTTAATAACGTTTTCCGAGAAGACTCCCTTCCAGATGAGCAGCTGCGGAAGGCAGTAAATGTTGATCTTCTCCCGGGAGGGAAATTACGTCGGCGGTCTGGGTATACGAGGCGCCTAGATTTGTCTGACGCTCGCTCAGGAGCTTATTTTTTGGGCAGCTTGTACTTAGCAAACCAAGGCGATTTTATTCGGGTCGACTTAAATGACTATTCAACTGACGTTATCGCCAATGTTTCTCCGGTTGCTTATCTGAGTTATGCAGAGCAGGCAGGAAACTTATTCGTATCGGATGGGGTTTCACAGGCATTTAGAGTTACTTCTGCTGGGGATGTAGTTTCTTGGTCGTCTGAGCAGCCGTCAGGGCAGCCATCTTTAGCCTCAGATTCTCCTGGAGGGCTTCCGGAAGGGATGTACCAGGTTGCTATTACGTATCTCCGTGGGAGTGAGGAGTCTGGAACTACTCAAGCTGCGGAAGTAACGCTTTCATCGCCTGGAAAAATAGAGGTCACTGATATTCCTGCTCCTGCTGACCCTTCAATTACTCATGTTCGTGTATATGTAAGTCATACGAACGGAGAAGTTTTATACGCCCACAGCAAGCTGGCGCCTGGGGTATCGTCATTTAGTATTTCTTCTTTGCCTGCGGGAAAAGCACTGGAGACTCAGTTCCTTGACCCTCTTCCTGCGGGGCATATTGTAGCTGCGTATAAAGGGCGAATATTCACCGCTGTGGGGCATGATCTCTGGTATTCTGAGCCGTTTCGATACGGTCTTTGCCGAGTTTCTCAGAATTTCATAAGTTTTGATAGTCGCGTAAACATGGTACGACCAGTAGAATCAGGCATTTATATCGGAACGGAAAAAAGAACTATCTTCTTGTCTGGCCCCTCCCCCATGGAGTTTAGAGTTTTAGGGGTGCATTACGCAGGGGTCATAGAAGGAACAGATACATCAGTGCCTTCAAGTGTATTTGCGTTTGATAGTCTTAATACGGGAAATGTGGCTGTATGGTGGTCGAAGAGCGGATCATTTATTGTAGGTTTAGCTAGTGGGCAGGTTATCCCTTTACGGGATGGCGAGTTAGCAGTGCCTGATTTCGTTCGCGGCAATACGATGCTTCGAGAAAAGGACGGGGTGCGTAGCATAGTTTCGGTGCTTCAACAGCCAATGTCTGACCATTCAGCTTTAGTGTCTCACGACCAGGTGACTGCCGAAGTACATCGTAATGGAATTACTATTTAGGAGATATAAAATGAGCAGTAAACTTAGAGACGTACTGATTGCCCAAAAAAACGTGGTTATCTGTGGGACGTTCACAATTGAAAATCTGACCCGCGGGGGAATTTCTATTGCACGTAATACCGTAACTACTCAAGGGCTCAATCACATTTTAGATGTAGTTATTGGTACGACTACTGCAGTTAATACGTGGTATCTAGCGCCTTTTGCAGGTAATGTTACTCCTAATGTGAGTTGGACGGCGAGTAGCTTTGATTCAAACGCGACGGAGTTTACTAACTATACCGAGGCTACTCGGCAGACTCTTGTTCCCTCAGCTGCGGCAAGTGGAGTGATAGGGAATTTGTCGTCTCGTGCAGAAATCACGATTGGGTCTGGGGCGCAAGATACTATCTATGGAGCTGGGCTGTTGTCTGCGAGCGGTAAAGAAGCAACGACCGGGACGTTGTTGGCGGCTGCCAGACTGGCTACTGCGCGTACTGGTTTACTAGAAGACGATGTTATTGCCCTCGGGTATACGCTGACTATTTTAAACCCAAGTTAACAATGTACACTGGCCCTTTGGCATGGGAGTTTCAAGGGGATCTTCGTCTTGGGGCGCAGTATAAATCGGTTGCACGGTCACTTCTTGGGGCTGTTAAAACGTCAATGAAGAACGGAGGACTCGAGAGGCAATTTGCTTCTCGGGTTTTCTACTTTTCAAACGGGGTTAAAATCCGAGTTGCTGTATTCGGGGCGATCCACAAAGCGTGGATAGAAGTGCCTGCGACTGCTCAGGATTCTCCATTCCGAGCTTTGCAATATCAGTTTGTCTACATCGCTCCTGCAGGAGAAACTTGGCCGGTTTTCAATGTCGATGGGGTCTGGGTTGTTGGGGGGTCTGCAGTAGGGGCGTTGTTTTTGCTATTTGATGATGGGAGTATTGAGCATGCGTTTTTTCCTTTAGTGTCTACTGAATATGAGCCTCCAAACCACGAGTGGGTGTACTTAAATCCAATCGATCCGTCACAGTGGATAGATGCCTTACCAGTCCCGCGATACGAAATAGTCCACGCTACGTCGCAACATATCGAATATTCAAGTAATGGTCTGATCCATGCCCCTTGGATACCAAAAGGAAATAGACATTACATGGCGAGTGCGTTTAGTTTGTCGGGGTTATCGCCCTCCGGCGCTTTACAAACTAACTTAGTTACTGGAGGATCTTTTGACATTCAATATCTTTGGGATTTCCAGTATTCTGGGGCGGCACCGACTGATGTAGGATATGAGGCCCCTCTTTCAGATTACGAGCCTCCTGTATACGCAGGCAAAAAGGCCACCTCAGGTGGTGCAAATTTAAGCGTGCCCGATACTGACTGGTACACGTCATACGGCATTTATACTGCTACTTCTGAAGAATATGGAGAGCGTCGTTTTGGGGTGGCAGTAGACGCGTCACAACGGGTGTATGTTTGGCCTCTTGCTGCCGCCGGTACTGAATCTCCAGACCCAATTTATTCAGGGCAGCTGATTAAAACAAATGTACATGCCTCCTATGTTTACTCGCAGGATTTAATTTTTCCTTCGACCGTTCGGAAAGAAGGAGAGTCTTTCAGAGATAATTATGGGGATATAGCATCAGGGGAGTCTCCATTTTTCGGATCTACCATAGGCAGGTACACTCGATATGTATGGTACCCTAATCGAGAAGGATCGCAGTTTGTTACTATAGTTGAAGAGGCGGTCGAGCCGCAGCACCATACTTACCGTCTGTGGAATGCTGGATTTCCACAGCTTTGGGATTCTCCGGTTTTGCAGTATTCTCCAGTTGCTTTTGACAGTTCGTCGTTGGAAGAATATAGGGTTCCTAATCCTCGAGTAGCTACTTTCAATTTAAGTGTTGTTATTACTGGCGAAGATTTAGATGCTTTTAGTGCTGAAATAACTCCAGTCGAACTTTTATCTGACGATCCGTCTTTTTTTCCGGTGCAGGCGAGGTACGCATGTGAGGGGGCTTATAGTGAAGTAGATGTAGGAGAGCTTGTTGTTGGGGGGTTTTCTATCCAAGCTTTAGACGGAGGCATTACATCGCATGCGTTAATACAGCATTTTGAAGGAGATGAAGATATAATTAAGGATGCCTGGGGGCCTACTGGACCTGCGCTTGCAGTTTCTTTAGGATATTCTGCATCCGCTGCTTCTGGAGTTCCCCATTTTCCTTGGCTTTTATTTGATGTTTTTTCTTATGATGCTCTTGGAGATTCAAAGTTTTGGGCGAAGACACCGGCTCGGCCTTATTATGCGGGGTTTGATGGAATATATACGCAGTTGACAAAAGTTTCGTCTGCAGATGAAGCATCTCTTTCTGGAGTCTCGGATACTATTAGCAGCTTGGCTCGACGATTCACTCTGCAAGCAGAGTTTTCGATCCGCGCCGCAGAGAAAGTACTGTTTAAAAAAACAGTACGGAAATATCAGCCGAACCTTCATAGTATGGCGAACTGGTTTACCGCGCAAATTTCAGGACTGGATGTATCTACTGGATCAGTCGTTTTAGGTATATGCGAGTCTACAACTGAGACTACATGCTCACAAGTAAGGGTTCCACCATATACTCCAGGAGACTCAAGGTTCCCTAATTTTGAAAACGAAGTCGGGACTAATACAAGCCTAAAATCCCACGTCGTCTATTACAAAAGTGAAAAAATAGAGTCTACTGCGACAGAAGCGCAAGAAGCAATTTTAGACGCTCCGATTATTACTACCCCTATATCTAAGTCTTTACGTTTTTGGGGGACGGCTTGGGCAGGAGCTCCTGGGTTTTTATCGGGGGCTGACGGGGTGCTGGTGACCCCTCTTGTGTTTAACGAAGCAAGCTTTGAATTGTTTTTAGATACTGCGGTCCCAGCACTCTCAACTTCTATGCTTTCAAAGCTGTCTCATGTTGGGTTCCGGCAGTTTCCTTGGGGGCTAGAAATGCATTCGTGGGTTGCAGGGCAGCATTACGTACAGGCCCCAAACAGCAATGTAGTAGCAAATGACGAGCTATTTTCATTCGCCGGTTGGTACCCTGGCAGTATGTCTTGGGCGCAGTCTATGTTGACTGGAGAATTAACTGGCCAGGTTACAGTTTCTACGATAAGTGTAGATATATTTCGGATTGGAGGCCAGGCGTTTACGCATAAAGAGATGTTTGAGACTGCGTATAGTGTAGCTGCGTCATTTGATTTTGACATTGAAATAAAGTCAAGGCTGGGGTTTTATATGCCAGTCGAAGTAGCAGACGGCGTGTTTTCTACATTTTCTATATACAACGCCTTAGCTGTCAGTAAGTCTTCTGGAGTTGATAAGTCAGGGTTCTTTTTGGAGGCCCCTCAATTCCGCGTGTATTGTGGAATCAACGATTTTGAAGTTCGCTACGTTGACCTTGACACGGGGGGTGGGATGGATAGTACAATAGCAGCTGCTGGGTCACGAGAGTTTCCGATCCAGGCAAGGGCGTACGGGTACATAGACACCGGGAGTAGCTGAGTGGCTATAAAGATGAGTACCGCCTTGAAAGGCGAGATTCTATTCCACATAGGACTTATTCAAGCCCTTGAGTTCGGGGTGATTCAGGTCTATTCAGGTAGTCCTCCAGATTCTGCGGATGATGCTCCTACTGGGGCATTGCTCGGTAGTATTACTGGAGATGGGTTGACTTGGACTGCGGGTAGTCAGAATGGAGGGCTTCAACTTATTGCTCTTCCATCTTTGGCTTATGTGGTTAAGCCTCCTACTCAATCATGGGTTTTGAAGGTTAGTAATTCAGGGACCGCTGGTTGGTGGCGGTTTCGGTCGAATAACGATGCAGAGGTTCGTATGGATGGGCTGGTCACAAATAGTTATCAGGAGCTGTATATAGGTGACCCCATGCTTACTTTAGGTGAAGAACGATTTATTGAGCTTTTTCAAATTGGATTTTTCTGGTAGGAGGTAACGTAATGGCTACGATGTCAACTGGGTTAAAGCAGGCGCTCTTAGGAACTGATGATTTCAAAACAGCGATGGATGGAGGTTATATCCATATCTATGCGTTCGCAGGGTCGTCTGACATTCCAAATCCTGACGCGATAGTGGATACAGGGTCGGATTATTTACTACTGGCTACTATTTCTGCTTCTGGAGGTACGTCAACTACAGGGTGTAACTTCGATGCCCCTGTAGCTGGGGTAATCTCGAAAGCTGCTGCGCAAACTTGGGATAACAGCACTTCGAATAATTTGGCGTCTGGTACAGCGGCTTTCTTTGTGCATCACGCTACTGAGCATGATGGAGATGCTATCGTCGCTTCTACTACGGAAAAGCGAATTGTAGGAAGTGTGGGGTTGGTAGGTGCTGATATGAATCTACAGTCTCTATCGCTTACTTCCGGCGGAACCCAGGCAATCAGCTACTATAACCTGACACTTGGTGTCGGTTAATGGCAGTCTTTGATACTGCGCTGGCAAAGACTACGGCGTATGTTACTGTCCCTCCTGAGTGGGTACTCGGCACAGAGAATGAATGCTCTGTCGTTTTCCATCCAGGAGGGGGTTCCAGCGGGCCGTCAGAAGAAGTTGATTTGGGATTTGTGTTTACCCATATGCGGATTTTTGTAGAGAATGACCATGGTAGGTTTGCAATAGATGCAGTTTTTCCTGGCGATTTTGATGGGTATTACGAGATCGTAGATGGCGAATCTGTTTTTATCTCTACGCCTTAGATTCGGAGCTTGATATGGCCTTGGATTTCGTTTGCCGTGAGGTAACTCGAACTAGAGCGGTTCCTGGTACAGGAGGGATTCATCAAGTCCCTGACATTTCATGGAATGCTACTGCACGCTCTGTTGAGCGAGTAGTTAATGGTGGGTATTGGAGGTATTCATTTCTGCCTAATTCCGGGGCTGTATTTATTACTGGGCTATTTGATGACTCAGTATCTCAAATTCCACAGCCTTCTCTGTATGTCATTGCAACAGAATTCCAGCTAAATAAGATTTTTGTCCATTACGGTACGAGCGTTAGTTCTCCTATTTCCTGGTCTGGAGGTCGTATCTCCATTGTGTCGTCCCCCCCTTATTATCATGTGATAAATGGTAATAATTTAGCTTGGACTTCTTCATGAGCAGCGTTGTTAATCTAATTAGTACTCAGGGGGTTGAAGTAGGAGGCCCTTCTATAACCACGTTTGAAGGGGTTTCTGAGAGCTATTCTGCCGGGGAGTATATAGTTTCTGCTGTAGGGGAGCATACGAGCTCTTTCAGTGGGTACACTTTTTACCTCGTGTTGGCGTCAGGGACGCATGTAGGGAAGACTCCTACTAAGCTTACCTGGAGAGTTTCTAGTGTAGTCCTTAATGGCGGAAGCAACTCACCAGATACAGGGTTTTATCGTTCGACTGGGTTTGAAACCTACTCTGGGTTGGACCTCGTTGCTCCTCAACTGTTCGCTGATACTGGGGGCACTATTACCGAGGCAGGGCCTTATATTTCTTTGTGGAGTGGAGGAACTATCACCCAAAATGATTCTTTGCTAGCTATACGGGCTGACTATTCCGGTGTTCCTTGGGTTGATATAGAGATCCATTTTGATAGGTTAGACATCGAGTTTGCAGGAGAGGACGACCGGTTCTGGAAAGATTTTGTCCGTACAGTAGAGTACGATCTATGAGCGGGAATATTGGCGCTAATATATGGCTCACTGGAGAGGCTCTTCGTGAGCCTGAGATTACAACTGGGGTCGACGTACTCCCAGGTGTAATCTTGCTTGGGGATGTATTAGTACATTGCGGAGATGCTTCTACTGTACAGGGGGCGGATATTTCTTTTCCTCTAAGCATTTCTGCGGGGGCTATCAATGATGGCGGCGTAGAAATACTGAGCGAAGCCTTGGTTTTTTCTGGGAGTATAGCTTCTGCTCAAGCTGAGTTCTCAATCGGGAGTCTTGAGCTTTCAACCGGCACGAACATTACCCCTGACATTTCAGGGGTTTCTGTTGCTTTTACGTCAGTGCTGTACGCCTGGTCAGAAGCTTGGAATACCGGAGGGGCGAGTATATCGAGCCCTCTTTCTTTGTTTGCTGGGGACGTCGATAGCGGAGAAGTATCCTTATCGTTCCCTCTTTTAGTCGATACGCAATCCGTTTCAACCGGGTTTTATCATGGGCTTGCTTTTTTGCCTGGGCTTGTGGTCCTCAATAACGTTGAAGACATCTATGATCATGCGTTAATTAGCGACAGCACGGCCAGTGAGCTTCAAATAATCCTTTACGACGTGCTTAAGACATATGAAGGTTTGAGCACTTCAGGTTCGTTTCTCAATGTGCTTATTATGGAGCATATAACAGCCCGCGTTGTGGCTGCGTTACCTTATATGCTTGAAATTTTTGACTTCGTGCACGGATCTGACCAGGCTGCTTTCAGCGTGTATAAACTGATAACTGCGCATACGCTGGTGTCAGCTGACGAGGACTACGATACGCAGGTAGCGTTTAATGTAACGTTGAGCGCTGCATTAGTACTGCAAAGCGCAGTTACGTCGGCGTTAGACTTAACTTTTATAGATGCGGCTGAGGTTCTTTCGGCGAACTCGGCCAACTTACAGGCTGTAATTGATAGCGTAGAGACCCTCCAGGCAATCATATCTATTCCTGGTACGGCTACGCTATTTTTAGACTCTGATGAGGCTTTAGATGTTTCAGACGAAGCGTCTACGAGTGCTTTTTTACAGGCTTTATTCAGTGAGCAAATTGATACATACGTTTCTATCCGAGTCGGGGATGACACTTTTTGCGGATGGGTAATGAACACTGAGTCTACCGGGTTTAGCGAGTATTCTAACTACCCGTTCAATAGTCTAGTTTCTGCGGAAGGTCGGTACTTTGCTGTCGCTCAAGATGGAGTATATGAACTGACTGGTGATAGCGATCAGGGGGAGCCGATTGCTGCGAGTATCAAGACGGGTCTTATGGATTTAGAAACTTCGTTTACAAAGGATGCAAAGGCAGCTTATATAGGGTATACTTCAACAGGGCGCATGGTCCTTAAAGTGTCTACTACGGAAAGAGGTCGAAAAAATGAGTGGTGGTACGAAGCGAAGCCTTCTTCGGCAGGGGCCCCTCGTAGTGGGAGGTTTACAATAGGGCGAGGCTTGCGCTCTCGATATTTTCAGTTCGAGCTGGTAAATGCGGAAGGAGATGACTTCGAGCTTGATGGTATTGAAATTATGTATAGTATTTTATCTCGGAGGTTGCGATGAGCGCTACCCCACCAATTCTTGATTCTGCTGGGTTAGTCAATACCGGGTGGGATCTTTTTTCGAGCAAAGCGAATTCTGCAGTTGCGCAGGCGCTCGCTTTGGCTGGTACGTTAGGCGAGTTTAATATTTCGCCAGTGACGTATGATGTTTCATTTACGCCACCTTCGAACAATGATTTAGTATTCAATCGTCCTCAGCGGCCTGATGAACCTATCTTTGATTACCAGGTAGACTTGCCTGAGCCTCTTAACATTACAATTCCGAGCCTTCCGAATTTCGAAGCTCCTCCTGAGTTCAACAAAGAGGCTCCTGATTTAGACTTTAGCGGAATGCCTGGAGCAGTACAGTTTACTACCCCTCCGAACCCGCCTACTCTAGACGAGGTTGAAATCCCGGATGCTCCAGTTATTCAAATGCCAGATCTTCCCATTTTTGAAGAGCTGGCTCTTCCTTCTCCTCCGGTATTAGACGACATCGAGTTTTTAGGAGTACGTCCTGGTTTCAGCGGAGTGGTCCCTACTGCTGGATTAAACTTTGTTGAACCAACATATACTTCTGAGCAGTTAACTAAGATTCAGCAGGAGATTCAGCGGATTTTAAACGATGGTACTGGCATGCCTGCTGTTGTTGAGCAGATGCTGGTTGACCGCTTGGTAGAGCGAGAAGAGCGAGAGTCGGCACGGTTAATAGATACTGCAGCAGATGAAATTGCAAGCCGTGGCTTTTCCCTCCCTCCAGGAGTGTTGCTGAAACGTATTGATGAAGTTCGACAGAAAAATGCAGATCTTCGGGCTGCGCGGCATAGAGAAGTTTACTTGTCTCGCCGCCAGGAGGAGGTTCAAAATTTTCAGTTTGCTATAAGTCAAGGAATTGCTTTAGAGAATGTTTTGATCAATCTGCATTTAGCAATAGTGCAGCGGTCTTTTGAAGTTGCTCAGTTTGTAGTTAACTTGCAGTATCGACAGCTCGAAGCTACTATTGCTGTTTACAATGCGGCAATTCAAGGATACCAGGCTGATGCTTCTGTATTCGCGTCGTTGATTCAATCAGAACTTACAAAGTTGGAAAATTATCGTCTTACGATACAAGCAGAAGCGCTTAAACAAGAGATAGATAAAAACAAGGTTGCTATATACACTGCTCAAATAGAAGCGCTGCGGACGGTTGTAGAAGTTTATAGAGGGCAGATTGAAGCTGCGAAGGCTGTTGCGGAAAAGAATGCTTCTTCTGTACGTGCTTACGTAGGCTTACTTGACGGCATTCGGCTTGAAATTGAGGGCGCTAAGGCCGAAAGCCAGATATGGGCAACAAAAATACAAGGACAGCTTGGTAAAGTTCAAGCGTTTGAAGCTGAGTCGAGAGCATTTTTAGCAACAGTGCAGGCATATGAGGTTGATACGCGAGCTAAAACGGTAGTGCCTGATATTCAAATGAGGGTAGAAGACCTCCGCTTACGTGAGCTTGCTGCATCGCTAGAAGTAGCTAGAAGTAAAATCCAGTCAGAAGGGCAGCGGGCATCTGCTTTAGCTTCTGTATTTGGGTCAAAAGCTCAAATATATTCGGCGGACGGTCAGATTGCAACAAATGAATCCGCAGCGCGTGACAGAAATTTCCGTTCTGCAGTTGAATCACGACGGTTGGAAGCGGAACAAGCTTTGGCTAAAGCTAATCTTGATGTTGAACAAGTGTTACGCGCTGCTCAGATACTTGTAAGTGCTCTTACCTCTTCCGGTACGATTACATCGCAAGTTGGCTCGGCTGCTATGGCCGCTGTAAACTTGTCGGCAGGAATAAGGGGCACTGAGAATACAAATTATGAATACAGATTCTAAAGGACATGGCCATGGCACGTACTAGACATAGATTGCGTAAATTCGATTCCACGACGCATCCTGAACTTGAAAGGGGTCCTGGTGGTACAGGACGACGCCCCGAAGCTCCGAATATACAGGATGACATAGCTGCTACCCGGAATATAGAGGCTCCTCCTGAGCAGCCGTTTGGGCTTCGCCGCTTAGGGGGGCAATCGCGTCCTGTTCAGCCAATAGTCGGACGGTCTGAGCTAGAAGAAATGCAGAGACGCGCGCGCATTGATGCGGCGTCAGCTATAACTAACCCATCGCGAAGGTTGGGTACTCGATCCTCTCGAGGGTTAACTATTGGGCAGCGCGCGCAACTACAAAACGCGCCGACTGCTGCTGACTTTTTACATAGCCGCCTTGATGCTATGATCAAAAGTCGTCAAGAAAACCCCACTGCTGTAGCGGCTAAGGAGCGTGGTCTTCGCCGGCTTGAAAACGACCGAAATTTCAACCTGGGCGAACAAGAGATAGCTGTCAGCCGAGAGGCTGCGGCCGCACAAGAGCGCGTGGGGTTGCGCGACGTCGAAGAGCGCGGCATTTCGAACCAGGCTGATATTCAGGTGCGCCAGGCTGATACTCAGGTGCGCCTGGTCGATGCTCTGACGCGACTAAATCAGAGCATCAACTCGCGCGGCACTGATGAGCAGCCAGATACTTCCGGGCTGATGCCTACCCGGGATATTACGGATGACAAAGGCAACGTGACTGGCACCGTTTTTGACTATACAGCCTTCGGCAATATGGATCAAACGGGGCAGCGTGCTATTGCTAGCAACATCGGCACCACAGTAGCTTCGCAGCTTACTGTGTCAGGCATTACTGCGCCTGAGAAAGACGTCGGGAATTTGGCTTTTACGATGCTGCAGAACACGTCGAGTGAGCTCGCCGGCATGAATGACGAAAAGCGGTCCGTTTACGAACGGGTGCTACCGAACGACCGCGGTGGTGTTGAGCGGCTGATGGTGGCGGCTCTTGCCCTGCCTTCGCTTGGTAAAGGCGTGTCGGCAGCAACATCACTGCCGCAAGCGCTGGATCAAATCATGGAGTTAACGGCAAACGAAAAAGCATCATGGTTTGGTTTAGGGCGGAACAAATCTCGGGTTGGTGAAGCGAGCATTGATTTCGACAAGGCACAAGGATTTGCCCGCACGCAGATCAACACACTAAGAGCATTTACTCGCCAGGCTGCGGCAGAGATGGCGCTGGTCAACCCGACGCAAGCCAAAAAAGCGTTGCGGGCTATTTTGAAAAGCGATTTGGATGAGATTGGGACGCCACCGCCCTTACCCGGCACCAGCTTTATGGGGGCGAATACAATCAGGCCCGAACTCGCTGCGGAGAGGGATGAACAGCGTGTTAAAATCCTTGCTCAACGAGAGCAGATTAAGGAATTGCAGAAAGCCCTCGCTAAAGATACGCCAGAAGGGCTGGCTAGAGTGCGCGAGTACATGCTCAACCAGGCAGAAAAAGAGGCGCTAGCAGAAGGTCAAACTCAGGCGCGAAATAGAATTTCACAAGCTGCTACGGACGTAGTCCATGCACCCGACGGGGCAGAAGCAAGCGCCGATTCTCGCGAGGCAGAAGAAGGCTACCCTCTTCGCAGGAGAGAAGTAAGCGCCGAGTTTCTCGAGGAAGAAAAAGAAAGAGAGAGATCTCAATATGGCTTCTGACCCATACTCCCAAGATATTATTGATTCTCTGCGTAGTCACGGGATTGACGTACCCGACCCTGTACAGCCTTTGACACATCAGCAGCGAGTCCGACTTGGCGAGTTGAATCACGAAGCATCGGTTCTTGACAACTTTCATAGTGTTAAGGAACAAGAACGTTTAGAGAGGCTTCAGCAGGATACTAGGACTATACGACGTCATATCAGCCAGTCCGAAGAAGATCAGCAGGCGTTGCGCCGACGGCTGCTCGATACTGCCGCACAGCCTGAGCCTGATCAGCCCCCGACCCTGTTAGACACGATGCGAGTGTCTGGCGATCGGGATTTTCGGCTGGAAGCCCGCGTCGCTCTCGAAGATACGACGACGCCTGCCGGCCGGGGTCTGCGAGCGGCGGGCCAAAGCTTGGCCGCAGCCGTGCCAGGCACCGAGGCGCTGATCCGTGGCACTTTCGGCGACGAACGCGGCGCTGTGCTGGCTGCAGACCGGGCATTGCGACGGCAGGAGAGGGCGGCTGAGATCGGCCCCGACACCAGCATGCGCGGGGTGCTAGAGGGGGACGACAGCCTGGTTGAGTGGGCAGCCGGCGCGATAAGTGCTCAGGCGCCGATCCTGGCGACGTTCATCGGCTCAGGATTCGTGGGCGGTCTTGTGTCCCGCGGGCTGCAGCAAGGGGCGGCTCAGGCACTCAGAGCGCAGGCCGTGCGCACCGGGGCGACGCTGGCTGGCACCGAACGCCGCGTTGCGGCTCAGCTGCTCCAGCTCAATCGCGCCAGAGAGGCCCACGCAGCGGCGCGCACCCGCAGCACGGCCGGTGCTGTTGGGGGGCGAACTACGCAGCTCCGGTACGACCGGCAGCGCCTGGCGATGGCTCAGGAGGTTCACGACGAAGCGCGCGAGCTGCTGGTGCGCCACGCACTAAAACGAGCACGGAACGAGCAGATCGGCAGCGCGGTGGCCGCGACGAGCGCTGGGGTGCCTTTGTATGGCGCTGAGACCAGCCAGTTTTTGATTGACCCGGAAGCCGACGCGACGATCCAGCAGCGCGCGGCCGCAGGCATTGGGGCGGCGTTTGTCGCCTCATTGGCGTCTATGGCACCCACCGTGGCCGTGTTGCGGAACGTCGACATGGGCGCCAGCGCTGCGTTCCAGATTCAGCGGGCCACTCAGTCCGCTCTGACTCGCGTAGGGGGCGCTGCGGGTCGGCAGGCGGTGTACGAAGGCTCAGCCGAAGCTGTGGCCGAAATCAGCAAAACCGCAGTGCACGGACTGATCAACGATAACATCGAGGTGTTCAGCAACGACCAGATATGGCAATACATGGAGGCTGCAGTGGTCGGCGGCATGCTGGGTGGCGGGATCGGGGGCGCGACGGCTGCACGCGGTAGCGATTTCCGCGAGCTGAGCAGCTGGATGATGCGGCTGCGGCCGGCCGGCCCGTCAGAGTCGCTGGTGATTCAAAGTCGTTCAGAAGCTGAGCGCTCTCGTTCTGCTCGCCGCGCGCAGCCTGAGAACGACCAGGCGCGCCAGCTGTACGACACGCTGGATGACGAGACGCGCGCGCAGCAGAGCTTTGAAGGCCCAGGCGGGTTCCTTGAAGAGTTCAAGTGGGATCGGGCCGAAACGACCGCTCTGGGCAATCTGGTGGATGGCATGGACGCGCTGGAAGCTGGTACGTTGCTACGGATTCTGGTGGACCCTACGGCCGCCGAAGCAGCAGCGACTCCTCTTGAGTCCGGAGCCGAGCTCTCGTCCCTGGGCTCAGCGGCCTACGAACGCTTGGCCGCAGTGGTTGGCGAAGGAAACATGGCAGCGACCCTTGATGCGGCGCGTGACTCTCTTTTGGCGCAGGAAGCGTTCCTGCTGCGCATGGATAACCTGGCGTTTGACACGAAGCCGTTGGCACCTGCTGAAGCTCGCCAGATGTCTCGTCGGATTCAGGGGCGTCGGGAGCGCATCAAGGCGATTCGGGTAGAGATGCAGAGCGAAGGCATTGAATCTTCACCGGCGTTTAACCGAGAAATGGCTGCCGAGATGCTGGGTGATCGGTTTGGGCAGGATCGAGTATCGGTAGCGGTCGATGATGAGGAGCTTGTCAGCGCGGAGCTTACTAAGGAAGGCATCCAGCGCGATGCAGGTGACGAAGAATTCATAGCAGGTACACAAGAAGCGGATCTGGTCGTTTCGTTTCCGTTTGGCCCGGACGACCGTGCTGCTGGCCCGGATGCCCAGCCGCGGAGCACAGAAGGGAAAACGAACATCGGTCCGGTCGGCCGAGTTTGGACGCGCAACTCCGAGGCAGCGCGCAAGCAGGCGGAGAAGATCAACCAGCGCTCGGGTATGGACCTCGAAGCAGGCCCTGGCCCCGCCCAAGTGGTGCCGGTCGCTGAGGCAATGGAGCGGGCGAAAATGAGCTCAGAGGACATTATTGCCGTGGCTCGGGAGCACTGGGTAGAGGATACGGGGCGAGGTAGTCGGTTCAGAAAAGAACAGGCTAAAAAAGCAGCTGACGTTGCAAAAGTACAGGCCGAAGTAGAGCAGGTGCGACAGAGGCTGGCAGAACTAAAAGCGCAGGCCCCATCTCCAATTGCGCAAATCCAAGAAGAACGTAACAACTTAATCGCTAGACTAGAGGTAGAGGTAGAGTCTGCAGACGACCGCGTAGCCGCAGCTCGGTTGGAAATAGCCAAAGCCTACCTCAATCAGTTCGAAACTGTCATTTCCGAGCGGCTGCCAGATAGTGTGTCTGGGCGGGAGCAGCGCCGCTTTTCTGACCGTGAGGCCAATGCTCTAATCCTCTACAAGATGCCATTGAATTTAGAAGGGCATACTCGAGGTGAGCTGGCCGGCAGCCCGGTGGCGATCAATATAGTTGGTGCGACGCAAGCGATGTACGGGCGCATCGATGATCGCCAGGCATCCGGCCGGTCTAAAGAAGAACGGCAACGTTCAGGCGAGCGTGAACGCGCTGAAGGTGGTACCTCGCGTGCTGAGGCCGGCCTTGATGGGATTGCGCGGGCGTTCAGCGAAGCGATGGCGGCGATGATCGAGCGCGGCGTCAAATTCCCCCCGACAATCCGAGGCGATACGATCGTGTTCCGTCGTGCAGGCGGCGAAGCGATCACGGCTGGTGAACTGATCGGGCAGACCGCACTATCGAAGAAAGCCGCTCGGATGATTCAGGACACGGACGTTGCCGGCCTGACGCGCAATCGCAACCGGCTCCAGGCGGCTCTGAAAGCCACTTGGATGATTCAGGACACGGACGTTGCCGGCCTGACGCGCAATCGCAACCGGCTCCAGGCGGCTCTGAAAGAAGCCAAGGGAAAAGAGCAACGCGCGGCGTTGATGCAGCGTATCAAGTCATTCAACGCACGGATCGAAAAAGCCAAAGGATTGAAAGAGCAACGCGCGGCGTTGATGCAGCGTATCAAGTCATTCAACGCACGGATCGAAAAAGCCGAAGCAGCTCAAGAAAAGCAGATCAAGCGTTTGCTCGATCAGGCGAAGGGGCTGGAGCGCGCAGTCAGTATTGTGGGCGCAGCGCCTTTCAAAAAGCGGTCAGATGCCTCGCTCAAAGAGCAGGCGGAGAGACGTCTTGCTGTCCTGAACAAAAAGCGCACCAGTCTTGCAGCCAAAGGTGAGCAGGCAGGCCTCATCAAAAACAAAAAAAAGAGGGAAGCAGCGTTCGACGCACTGACAGTTGAGTGGTCAGACTGGCGCGCGGAGCAAGCGGCTTGGGTGGCGATCCGCGACATGCTCGACACGTTGACCCCGAAGCAGACTGATGCACGGCTGACTCGCGCCCGGAAGCGCCTGGCTCGCGCTAAGGTAGCGTTGATGGAAGAGCGTTTGGACCGAGCGTACATAGCGCTGGGATTACGCGAAGGCGCGCAGACCAACTCGCGCGTCGAGACCATGAAAGAATTTATTCGCAACGAAATCAATGGTGTCAATGAAGCAGCGTTCAGAGACCCTGATCAGGGGTACGTAATTTTCGGCGAGAAGGTCCAGCTCGATGAAGGCCACGACATCCGTGTCAAAGAGCTACGCCGCGAGTTAAAGATGCTTAAAAAGATAGAGGAGCCATCACAAGAGCAGATTGAGTATATCCAGCTGCTGCAGGAGGCGTTACCTGACGATTTCTCTGTCCTGCTAGGCCCCACAATATTTGCTATCAAACAACAGCTGGAAGCGCTTAAGAATCGTAAGCCGCTCGCTACTCTTGCTAGTCAGACTGAGCTAGGACGCATAGAAGTCGTAGCTCGGTATTCTCCGGAAACTCTTCGATCTAACCCAGAAAAAGTTTATGTATTTGGAGATAACCTTGTTAAGAAGGGTAAAGGCGGTCAAGCAATAATTCGAGACGAACCAAATGCATTTGGTATCCCAACTAAGCGGCTACCGTCAATGTCTGCGCAGGCTTTTTTTGGTAAAAATATCACAGAAGAAAAAGCCGCTATTACGGCGGCAATAGATGAGTTAATAGCTCTTCGGCGGCAAGGCAAAACCATAGTTTTCCCTCGCGATGGACTTGGTAGTGGGCGCGCGCGCATAATACAAAAATCACCAGAAGTTGCTGCCCATTTATCTTCTGAACTTAAGCGTTTTCGTAGTTTAGAACAAACTGAGCAGAAACAGCCCGCTCAGCCCGCTCAGCCCGCTCAGCTCGCTCAGCCCGCTGCAACCCCAGAAGTCAAAAAGTCCGCTCAGGCAGTCGAGCAACAGCTAAAAATTCCTGAGTCTGGAAAAGGAAGTTTAGCAAACCCTCACGTTGTTCCGATGAACTTCGAAATCAGCCGTCCTGAGCTACGAGACAAGTACAAAGGGTCGGACGGAATTGCAAAGTTGATTCGTAATAAAGCTTGGCTTGCAACTTTTAGGCGTCCATTAGTAGGAGTTAAGCAAGGGCATATTTTCAGTATTCCCTTATTTCTCGGTAAATACCAAGTAATAGGGTTTGTAAAAACTGACTTGAAAAGCGGAGGTTGGAGCATAGAAGCAGAAAGTACTTTTAGTAGTCAAGTACAGCACGGGGAAACTCAGATGTTGTTTTTTCGCGTTGATGAAGCTCAGCCCGCTCAGCCCGCTCAGTCTGCTCAGCTCGCTCAGCCCGCTGCAACCCCAGAAGTCAAAAAGTCCGCTCCCGCCGCCGCCAAGCGTCAAGTTGTAGAAGATGCCATCGTGCGGGCGACAACCCAGGTCAATACGGCCCAACGCGAAAATGAAGCGCGGTACGCCAGCCGGATCATCAAGGGATTGAAGCTGGCACAAACGACGCTCGGCAGCGTAATCTCAACAGCTGAAGCGGGCAAGCGGGTCAAGGGGAAGAACATCGACCTGAACAACCACGACGGTCTGGTCTTCCAGCGCATCAACCGGGAGACCGGTGAAATTACGATCGATATATGGGTCAACGAAACAATCACCGACCCGGCTGAGCGCCTGGGTGTGATTCACCATGAGATGGGGGAAGCAATCGTGACCAGCCTGGCGTACAAGATTGACGTAGGCGACGCTGTAGCAATCATCGCTGCGTACAACAAGTGGCGTGCGCAGGCAGAACGAGGCTCCCAGGGTGCAGTAATCAAATCGAAGCGTAGTCTGCTGAACATGCTGCGGGTGCGGCGTAATGACCCGACGATGATAGAACAGCTGACCCAAGCGGAGCGCGATAACCTGCTCGATTTCCAGGAATGGTTTGCTGACAACGTGGGGCGCTGGCTCGAAACCAACGCTCGGCCTCGAGGCGTCATTGAGAAGTTCTTCGCCAGCGTTGCGGCTAAGCTCAAGCAGCTCATGGGGCTAAATCGGAAAGAAGGGCTACCGGAAACAACGGTAGCCAGTATGCTGAACCGGATGTGGGACAGCAAAGCGCCGAACGGGCATATCCGCAAGTTCAATCTTTGGCAGCAGCTGACGAAGCACGAGGCGCTCAGCCGAGTTTCGAAGATCGAAGACATCGTCGAAGAGATCCGCAGCCAGTATAAAGGCCCGATCGACCCGAAGCGCGCGCTGACTGGGTCAGTCGTAGCCGCGACGCAGCCGCACTCGATCGAGGCGTTCTGGGGCATCCGTGATTACATCGTAGCGAAGATGTCGTCAGAAGAACGGCGTGCTCTCAGCCGCGTGTTCATTCGACCGAGCGTTCAGCGCTCGCTGAAAGCCACCTACCAGCGCTCAGCCAAGGCTGGGCAGATCATTCCGTCTGACCCGCTTTCTCAGCTGGCTGTTGGCTACATGCTCTACACCGCTGGAAAGCTCGATCTTCAGCCAAACTCAGCCAAACCTTTCCGGGCGATGAGCCAATGGCTGCACAAAGTAGCCGGCATGGTCCAAGCGCACGACCAAGCGTATCAAGTGCTCTCGGCCATCCAGGCTGACGTGTTCAGCGCTCGGGAAACCACGTTGTTCGCTGAAGCGCCAAGCGGCAGCGGGCTCAACCGGGGTGCGTACGTCCTGGAGTCGGCCCAGCTGCGGCAGCTGGCACAGTGGGAGAAGCTGTTCAACATTACCGAGCAGCTGTCCAATGGAGCCAAAGGTGTCAACGAGCTGATCGAGACTCTGGTCGACCGAGCCGACCCAAGTGTGTTCCCCAAACATCTGCATGCCAATCTGATAGCCGACATGAGCGGGGGGGTGTTCACTGAAGAGTTCCTGGCTCAGTTCAAAGACCAGAGCGATTTTGTGCTGAATCCAGACAAGACGTTCGAGATCCAGAAAATCATCGGCACTGAGCCGTTGCAGCACAGTGCACAGGCCGTCTACAACCTGCTCAGTGGCAGCAAGGACTTTTTGCGCAACAGCCTGCTGGGTAAAGCCGCGTTGGGTGAAGCGTACCGCGGCCGCTTGATGGAGAACCTGGGGTTCCTGGGGCTGCAGGAGGCGTTGTTCACCGACGTTCTGCAGGAAGGTCCAGGCGAAGGGTTCATCAACCGAAAAGACTGGATGAGCGGCGCGTTTCAGACAGAGTGGGAGAGCATTTGGTCCGGGCTGACCGTCGATGAACAAAAGAATTTTCGTGAGGCGTTCTACCGCCACGAAAAACCGTCGACCCCTGCCGTGCAGGCTGCGCTGCAGCGCACGAATCGATTCATGCGGAAGCTGCACAAGTACGCGCAGGAAGTGGGTTTGCTCAAAGGCAGCCGGTTCGATGGGAATTACCGCCCCTGGGCGTTTGACGCCAGGAAAGTGGACCTCCATTCTTCGAGGCTGCTGGAAGCCTGGACGCATCAGCGCTACCGCAAGCAGTGGTTCAAACTGTTGAAAAAACACTACCCAGACCAATATGCAATCCAGGAGGACTTTACTTCTGACGCTGATTATCAGTCCTACGTGCGGGCCTGGATCGCTAGCATCGCATTCGAAAACGGGTTTGCTGACAACCATAGACCGAACCCGGACGAAGTGCGGACCCAGCCGATTGCCCAGGCGCTCAACCGGCGCGAACTGGCTTTTCTGGATGATCCGAAACTGGCACCGGAAGCTGATCGACAGCTGCTGGCCGGCCTGTTTGATGACTCGATCAACACGACCATGGCGAAATACATTAGCCAGATGGTCAAAAAAGTCGAGTACGTTCGAAAGTTCGGAGCGCATGATGAAAAACTGAATCGTCTCTACGCTCAGGCTCGAGAACTTGGCGCGACAGACAAGGATGTTGAGCTGATGCAGAACATGGTGAAGTCAGCCACCGGTCGGCACGGGCTGGAGGTAGCGACGTTCTGGAAAAAGATCGCTGAGCCGATCAACAAGCTCTACAAGCCTGTGCGAGATACGGGTGGGCAGCCGTTCAAATCACGCGAAGACGCTATGCACGCGCTCAAGAGCATGACCGGCAGCGGAGAAGTTGTCTCTGTTGAAGGCGGTTTTGAAGTGCGTCGGAGCATAACCGCGGACCCACGCCGGTTCAGACAAAATATGAGTTGGGTAGTGGTGTATCAAAATTGGAGGTTATTGGCTATGGCAGCCTTTACGAACGTGGCTGACCTGGCAGGCATTGCGTTTCGAACGGGCAACCTGTTTTTGGCGTTCGAGGCGTACCGGGAAGGCGTGGGGAGGGTAATCAGAGATGTGAAGGGGGCCAAGCGCCCGGCGGATGTCAAGCGGGCCGAGATGGACAGCGTCGAGCGGCTGGCCCAAGAGCTGGGTGTCGTTGCGCACGCGAGCGTCTCAGATCACCTGGGGCTTCAGTATGGATCGGTGCACATGACTGGGAGGGCCAAGATATGGAACGACACCCTGTTCAAGCTGAATGGCATGGAGTACCTGACGCGGGCGATCCGGATAATGGCTGTGGCCGCAGGGCGCCGGTATCTGGCGATGCACGCTCAGCTGGCCAAGGATGGGGTGGAAGGCAGCATCGAGCTGCTGACGCAGCTGGGGCTGGACCCAGCGGACGTCAGGCTCGACGCTGATGGGGAGCTGACGTTGATGCCGATCGACCGGATCAACGAGGTGTTGGAGGGCTCAAAGTTCGCTACAGGCATCGGGGTCAACGAGGCGATCAATCGGGGGGAGAAAGTAGATGCGAAGGCCGCTGAAGTGGCCCGTGACGACCGGGTCAAGCGGGCGCTGAACCGTATGGTCGACGAGTCCGTGCTGCGGCCGGCCAGCTGGCAGCGGCCGACCTGGATGAACGACCCGAACTGGCAGATCTTTAGCCACCTGAAAGGCTTTATGTACACCTACCATGAACGGGTGTTGCGCCGGATCATTGGCCGGGGCATAGCCGGCAGCGTAGCCCCGCTAATCATGGCAGCAGGGTATGTTGCAGTCATGATTGCCGCGGACTGGCTGCGGGAAATCATCCAGCACGGGCCAGAAGGTGACGATCGAAAAGAGCGCTGGGGAGTCAAGGAGCGCGTCGCTGACGGCATCCACCGCTCAGGGCTGCTGGGGATGTACACTGTGATCCCTGACATGATGAAAACGCATGAGTTCGGCCGCAGCATGCTGGCGCAGATGGGTGGGCCGGCGACAAGCCAGGTCGAGCAGCTGTATCGAGCGCTGCTCGGCCCTGGCGACGTCGGTATGGCGTTCAGGCGAGCGCTACCAGCGTCACAGATAGTAGTGGACCCAATGGTCAGCTGGAGCAGTTGGGCAGTCAATCCAAAAGCCCTGGAGCCGGAGCGAAGAGGTCTTGGCGTGCCGCTGGTGCGCCCGGAAGTAGTCGAGGCGCTGAGCAGTGACGGCTGATTTAGTCTTCGTCGTTTGCCAAGTCGACAAGGTGCTGCTCACCATCGGCGTCGGTCACAAACAGGCACGGCCGCAGCGCGTAGGGGTCGGTCCAAATGCTCTCAGCGATCAGTGCTGCATCTAGTGGGGTTGGAGCGCTAAGTTCGATTCGCCACTCCACGATATACTCCTGCTCTTCGTCAAGCTGACGCTGGCGGTCTTCTTCGTAAAGGCGGTCAGCAGCGTCGCCAAAATCTTCGTCTGGGTATTGTTGGCTCATTGGTGTTAATCTCCTATAGGGTTTCAAGGTCAATCATTACGTGAGTCATTGCGCTTCTACCTCAATGATGTTGTGCGGCGCAGCCAGCACCATCAAGGTGCCGTTACTGTCTGTGAGTTTGATAAAGCTGGCAGGGCCAACAATAGGTAAGTCGTCAACACCAGATACTAGTTTGATGTCGTTTTCGATGCACCACTTGGCAAATTCACCAAATTTCATCGCTGCTTTTTTAGCTTTGCGGTGTACAGCAGGGTTGTCCTTCCCGATGTTGAGTATTATGCTGAAATTGGCAGCGTCGCCAGCTTCTTTAACGAGGCGGTACAGTTCTTCGCTCATAAAAGTCGATTCCTTTGAATGTTTTCAGGTAAACCAGTTTCCCTTGCGCAACGTCCACTCGGACCATACCAATCAGTGCCCAGGGTATGTCTGCAATGCGGACCATCTTAAGGGGGCCTACGGTTTTTGTATGCAGCCCTTTCTCTCCATTGGTCATTCTGGTCACGATTTCTTGAAGTCTTGCCTTCTCCGTAGCGTCCAGGATAACGGCCATAACGGCTTATCCGAACAAAGCGACGAAGGAAGAGATCAATGAAATACAGTCCAGTATAAATGTGATCCAGCACATGATGTAAGTCATATAGTTTTCTCCGATTCATTTTTTAACCATTGATCTAAGAGGACAATCAATCGGGAGTAGCATACGACGAACACGCCCCCAATATATTTGTCCCTGTCGTTGATGGAGAGGAAAGCATAAGCATTATGGGTGTTGAACCCGCACAAGATAGCAACGCGGTGCTTGGTGTCAGCACGGGCAAATAGCCATTCTTTCTGCATATCAGAGCATTTATCAATCAGCTGCTTAGGATTCACTATTTCGCTGTGCTTCGCTCGCTTATCCCAGTGTTTTGCTTCGATAAAGCCGCACAAGCCTGGCTTGCGAAATATGTCCCAGTCAGGACGGCCGCTACGGTAGAGGTTATGAGTCTTTTCGATATGCCATCTCAGATCCCGCTCTAATTTTGGTTTGAGCCGGTTGAGCATACGATTTTCAGGCCCCATCCTTGTCTCCTGTTACTGCCTCGATAAGACAAGCCCGGCGCATTAGTGTGCCGGGCTTGTGAAGGGCACTGAGACAACTCAGCCTTCCAGTTTCGCCAGATGAGCTTCCAGTTTTTCGACAAGCACTTTCTGCTGTTCTGTGGCCTTCTGGGTACGACTAGCGAAGCGCTCCAGCTGCGTCGACAGCTTTTTGGCTGAACGGATCTCAGCCTTCAGACGGTCGATCTCGGCACTGTTGTCGGCTTCTGTAGCCAAGTCTTGCAGTTCAGCGTTCAGCTCGGCCAGGACGCCGTCACCAGCCGGCTTTGCTTTCTGAGGACCACGCTTGGAGCCAGGCTTCGGACCACGACGCTTGGGTGTTGGGACTTCAGCCTCTTCGATCTTTTCCGGTTCAGGTGCCGGAGCAGCCCGCTTGGCAGTGGCTTTCTTCTTTTTTCGCCGAGTCGGTGCCGGCGATTCTTCTTCCGGCTCGAATGCCGGAGCAGCCCGCTTAGCAGCGACCTTCTTCTTGGCTTTCTTTTTGGTCCGTTTAGGAGTTAAGGTAGCTTCGATATCTTCGATATCTTCGACATCTTCGACATCTTCGACATCTTCGACATCTACGTTGCTCAGGCTATTTAGAAAATCGTCAAACTCGTTTTCATAGTTCATGCTGCTGTTCCTTCTGTGGGTTGTGGGTATTCTGCAATTTGTGCAGGTGAGCACTTACGCGTTGAGCCGTAATTTGGCGTAAGCGTTTTTCAATGCGGCTGAGAAACGACTCTCGCCGCTTGCCAGCCAGCTCAGCACGGTAGGCGCTGTACAATTCAGTGGATGTCATGGAAGTTATGCTGTTGTTCAGTTCTCGGAAAGTTGACAAGGCTCGAACAGTGCGAGCCTTATCAAATTTTCCGTGAACAAAAAACTCAGGACTCATCGGAACTGAAACTTGGCTCGCGAAGAATAGCTTCGGTGGCTTTGGGCATCTGAGACAAAAAAGCTGCCATGTAACTGTTGCCGTCTTCGTCCTCTTCCTGATAGTCCGAAGTCATCGCTTTGTGAGCCGAAAACTTAAACTTGATGTGGTCAACCGACATATCAAGTTCCACAACCGTGACAACCTGAGCTTCTGCAACGCCAGCCTCCATCAGCTTCTTGTTGTACATACCCCAGTTCTTCAAGCTGGCAGGCGGAACCGCCAAGAAGTAAATCGTGTCGTCTTCCACCTCATCATCATAGCGCATGAATGCCAAGTTGACCGTGTTTTTGCACGCCTTCCGATTACCATTACCAGAACCGAATTGATTCATAGGACAAGTGGCGCAAATGTCATTCTGACGTTTAGGACTGGCAGCAGCGGGGACAAGTGTGGCTGGGTTTTGACCCACAGCGACGCAAACTGGTGAATCCGTATCACCAGGGTTGTAGGCACCTTCCCAGTAGGCATAATGGTATCCCCAGTCTAAAACGACCATTGACAAACTGCCTTTGACCGAACTACCATCAGGGAAGAAAAATTGTTTATTTTTGACTTTGACGAACGGCATGGATTCGCCGCTTCCCAAGCCTGCTAAGCGTGCTGCCATGGTTTCTTGACGAGCAGCTAATTGTTGCTGGATGGATTTAGATAGTGCTGTGCTCATTCTGTGCTCCTTTTAGAGTTTGCGGAGATTGATACGCACGTCTTCCCGGCTATCCAGCCCAGGAATACCTTGTGGGTAGTCTTCCAACAGTTCGCGATAGCGGACAGGCGAAAGACGCTTTTGAAACAACGCCAGTTCTTTGTGACGTAGAACAAACTTATTGACCTTGTCCCAATCAGAGGCGACCGGGACAATCGATCGGGAGATCGACATAGTGGCAGTAGAGCCAGTGGACTTACTGACTTTCTGGGCAATAGCGGCTTCTAGCAGACGGGCTTTAATCTCGCTTTCTTTTGCCGTTACCTTGTCCAGCTGAGCTTGGACCTCTCGTTTGACATCGCGGACGCGATCGAGTAGGTCAATGAGTTCTCCTAGGGTTTTTATATTCATGATTCTTTGTTCCTCGTGGAAAGGTTAGTTTGACAGATGTCCATCCAAAAAGTCAAGTTGTTTTTCAGAGTCATCCAGATCGTGCTTAGCCAACGACGAATGTAATTGATAACCACTCTCACTTATTGCAGCTTGGCTTTTGCCTATCAGCCGCAAGGAGATTTCGGTTTCGACGTCCTCCTTGTTGTATGGTCCTGGAGTCATAGTGATAAGCTCGTTAGCTAGCTCTTCGTTGGTCAAATTTCTCGGGTGCATTATTTGTACCTCCGTGTTACCGTGAAGGTCAGTAAGCGCCTCACGTTGATGTTCATGGCTGCTCCTGGGCGTATGCGTGGTCAACAACGCCAGAATCGTTGAACTCATTCCACAACAGTTTGACAATCTCGTCGTCGGTAACGTCGATAGATGCGCCGTCGAACCAGTCAAGATACCAAAACTCAGCACCGGTCATTAAGCCGTCCCGATCTGCGTAGAACCGAATCTCTTCACTTGGACCGCCGTAGCTGATTTGATAGCGCCAAAAACCGCGGTCCTGATTTTTGAACGTGCCGGCAGAAACGTAATCGAAGCACAGGCCGTATTCGCTAAATGCTGCTTGGCACGCTTCGCGAATTTTATCTTCATGCTCGTCGAAAAGGTCTTGAGCGAAAAGACTATCTTCGAAAGTTGTTCCACCATAGCACAACCTCCAGTGCTCGCGAGGATGAGACGGCATTTCGTCATTGATGGCCAGAAACTTAGGCTTCGGAGCAAGCATCATTTCAAGGTCTGTGCGACGTGATGCCCAAGTGTCAGCTACTTTACCTGCACAGTTTGTTCCATTCTGAGTCATGGTTAAACACCTCACTTCACATAAAAGTCTGTAATTTTCCCCTCAGCCGCAAGGGGGATTTTAGGGTTCCAGTCTGGCGGCTCAGACATGATTTCGATAGCATCGCGTAAACACGCAGCAGCTTTCTTTTCAGGCACGCACATGACGATTTCATCGTGGACAAGCAGCACAACTTTGTAATGTCGTGAAAGGCGCAGTGCGTGCGACGCTGTTATAATCCGGCAGCGGCATTGGATGATATTTTCAAGCCACGCCCCGCCGTACAATTTCTTTGGCACAACCTTTTTGAATCTGGTGTCGTACGGATAATACGTGTACTCGGCCGTGTTCCACTCTGGGTTAAGTTCGTAGCTCAAGCCAGGGTAGTGCATCCTGAGCCCGTTGGGCATTAGCACCGTGCCGCCTGGTTCGATAACGATGCCTCGAAATTCAATCGGGTCACGGTCACTGTCAAGCAGCACGGGGATCAGTTTCTGTAGCTGCCACCACGTATCTTTGATGGCGTAATACTTTGTGCGGTAGGTGTCGACAATGCGCTGAACGTCTGCTACATCAAGCACAACAGACGGACCAAACGCGCCGACTTCCAACATGTTTTGGAACTTCCACGCACCGCATTGATAACCCAACCCCAATATCCCGGTCTTTCCTACGAAGCGCTCGTCAGGGTTGTCATTTTTGTTGACCGGATAGCCGTAGATGTCCTCGGCGAATGAACAGTACACATCAACTCCTGCTGCAAATTCGTCGACAAGATCCCATTGACCAGAAAATACAGCGTTGTCTCGGGCTTCAATCTGCGAAGCATCAGCGGAAACGATCTTGTAACCGTCAGGCGCCCGAAGACAAGCTCGAAGGCGACCGTCGCGTGGAAGATTCTGAGCATTGAACTTGTCACCGCCACCAAAGCGAAACGTATGAGCGGCGCAGTAGCCAAGGTAAATTGGCACTGGCGATTTCGAACGATCCAGCATAGCTTTAGCGCGCGTTTCGTTAATCGAAGTCTTGTTGGTAATCCGGGCTTCTACAAGTTTACGAACGCGCTCCTTTTCATGTTCAAGCAGCGCAGTGAACGATAGATCAGCTTTGGCAAAAGCGTAAGATTCTTTCCCCGTCGTTGGGCTGATCTTCATTGGTACTTCGACGCCTTCAGCGCGAAGCAGGCCGGCAAACTGGTCGTTGCTGCGCAGCTGTGTTGCTTCGACGCCGGCAGACTTGCACGCTTCGCGTTTGAGCGTCTGCTCTTCTTCGATAATCGCCTGAGCTTTTTCTGTGTCAACGACAAACGCAGGCTCTGTGAACAGCCTGATAGTCAAGTCAAGCAGGTCCAGCTCTTCGCGAGGCATTAAAGGTGCCAAATGGCGAAGCAGCTGCTCAGTGAGCTCAACGTCAAGCTGGCAGTACCTGGCCATTTCGATGCAGTCTTCGCGTGGCATGTCTTTCCAACGCTTGTTGCGCCACTTAGGCAGCACGTCTTTCATTTTGCCATCGCCGATACCTAAGTGCTGACAGAGCGTCTCAAGAGACGTCGACATGTACTGACCGTAATGTGGTTTTGCCATGGCCATGGTACAAAGATAGCGAGAGGGATGGAACCCGTAGTGCAAAGCAGCCACGTAGCCATCAAAATACACGTTATGAGCGCACAAGACCACCCGATCGGCGACGGTACGCAGTCGTTCGAAAAACTCATTGATATTCCTCCCTCGAAGTATAGCAGCACGTTTCATCTTCGGTGTTTTATACCCCATGCAATGGACGTGGAAGTCAGGATGTCCAACGTACTGGCTGGTGCCCAGGCTTTTGATGTTACACCGCGTGCCAAAGTAAGTTTCAAAGTCTATCGTGACCAGCTGGAGCCTGCTCATGGGTTCTGAATTGTGTTGTGTTTTCGAAAAAAATTGCAATTTATGTCCGACTCGTAGAAACGATCGGCATTTCGAGAAACCATAGGTGAGCTAGTGCGTTTGCAAGCATAATCAATAAGCTGTTCCATGATGTCTCTCCCAGATAAATTTTCCAATTGACTGCAGCTTCAAAACAATGCTCAGAATGAGCCAAACGATCTTGACAAAAATCATGGGTGTTCTCCTAACAGACGTTGCGGCGACAATGCCCAGTGCCTGGGTAGGCCCGCTTACCACGGCCAACAATGCCGGCTTTGTACGGGCAATACCGGCAGGCAAAGTGTGAAGGTGTAGCAGGAAATATAGTTGTGCTGAGAATCCTTTCATGCTTGGCTTTCATTGTTGGAAAAGCACGAAGGACTTCGGAGCGCGTAAAAGTGCGCTTCATGATGTTTTCGCCAGGGGGCAGGTCGAGGTACCCGACAGCGACATCAAAAATCTGGATGTCTGAATTGGCTAAACTCACACCAATAGCGTATTCCATCAACTGCTCATGATGTTTGATCTCGTTGTTTTTCTTTTTACCTGTATTATGAGTGGGAATCAAAGCTCGAGTACAGAGATACGTATGCGAAGGCGAATCGACAGCTATACATTGAGTCGGAACAGAATCAACTACACGCACGTCTCTTAGTTTTCTGTATGACGAGTGGCCTTCTCCCCAAGAGTCTACGCCTTTTACTTTTCTGGGCAACGAAAAAGGGTTAATGTTTCTTGGTCTAAAAGAAACATAATAAGCTTGGGTTTTTTTTTCAAACCCTGTAGATTTATGAGGGGATACGTACGCCTGTTGGCCCAGAGAATTGGCGAGAGTTTTTATTTGCTCAGCAAGGTGCTCCACAGTTGTTGTATATACGGCTTGTTTACGTGTATGATTGGCGTCTCCATCTCCATCCATAAGCCCTTGAAGCAGATCCAGTCGTTGTTTTACAGACCCGTTCATATAAACATCTGGAATAAATTTGTTTCTGCCGCAATTTAACAACCCCAGCTTTCTTAACGCCCCTCTAATACCTTGAACGGTGTACGTCGGGCACTTGTTTTTGTGCACCTTAGTATGTGTATTAACAGCATACCCTAGACTTTGTACTTTTTGCCAGATAAAATTTTCCGGGTTAGATACCTTACTTGAAGAATGCGTTCCGTCGGCCAACCAAAGACCAAGAACGTATGGATGTATAGGTAGCTTTTTACGATGTAAATTGAGAGCGTCGGGCACTGGCAAGGCAATACTCTTTCCTTGCTGAAAACGTGCAGCTAATTCTTGCACGTCTACAACGTCTCCGTTGTGAAGCATCCATAAATGCTCAGCGTCACACACCACTTTTGTCCTATCTTTGAAAACCAATTCGTAACACGGGAGGTGTTTTACTTGTGATTTTCCGGTTACTTTGCAATGCGCTCCGTTTTTATCAAATACAGTGTCACCGACTTGGATTTCCCCCATCGTAACAAAACCATTTGGGGTAGCAATTTCAGTGTCTAAGGCAAGTCCTTTCCAATCAAGGATAAAAATTCTGTCGTCAGAAACTGTTACAGCGACGTCGATGATCATGCGGTACCGAGCATTTTCAAAATCGTCGCCAGCGCAAACAGCCCAGTCGCTGTCGAACGCAATGCCTATTTCGAGATCAACTTTGCCTCGTTCGTAGCCTTTGCGAAGCGCGTTGAGCAATGGTAAGTGATGCCGCAGCTCGTGTGCGGGCTTGAGCAACGGGTTCTGAACATAGTCTTCGCACAGTTTGTGAATGCGCGAGCCACGGTCCATTGGATGCTCTTCGCCTTCAGGCAGCTCAGGCGCCGGATCAGGTACTTTTTCCAAGTGCTTGAGCTGGAACATGTAAGGGCACTTGGCATAGTCCTGCGCTCGGCTGAAGCTGGTGGACTTGACGACGAGACTATCCATTATACAGCCTCGCTATGTATTGTCAGCTGACGCAAGTCCTCAAACTGCTGATCAGTGAGATCCTCAGCATTGCCTTCGAACTCAAGCGTAGCGTAGATGTAATTGGCTTGATACTGCCTGGTCAGAATGTTTGAGTCAATCGATTTGACTCGATAGATCGTGTTTTCGATGGGCTCATATACGAGCTCATCGACTTCGGGAAATCCTTCCCCACGCTCTTCAATTATGTGTGTACTCATTTTCTCAGCTCCTGGTTATGTTGAACGCTAGTCATTTTAAAAGCTCCATCAGATGGCTCATAGCATCGAGTTTTTCACCTATGCGCTCGTACACTTTTTCTTCCAGTGTACCTTTAGCGCACACGCGGATGCTCTCTGTTGCAAGCGACTGCCCACCTCGACGTATGCGAGCATCGCCTTGGACCAGTAAGTCTGCGCGGTCTGTAGGGGAGCACCAGATGACTGACGTGCCTTTAGTTAATGTTAAGCCGTGAGCACCGGACTGCGGGTGCATCAGCAAAGTCTGGTACTCACCGGCCTGATACCGAGAAACAAGATCTGCGCGGTCCTTGTTTTTCGTATCTTTGCCGATCTCAGCAAACTTAACCTTCTTTTTGGTCAGCGCTTCTGTAAGCCCTTCACGTTGGTGCTGCCAATTCCAGAACACTACGCTGTGCGTGCGCCCAAGAATCAGCTCAACAATCAAATCCGTACGCCCACTGTCCAGATTAAACACTTTATCCTTGCCATATACACGGCCAGAAGCAACCTGTAGCAGCTTCTGACGGAGGCTGGCTGCATTGAGTGCAGTAACCTCACCTTCTTGAAGCTGCAACAGACAGTATTCTTTGAGCTTTTCGTAAAATTCGAGCAAGCGCTTTGAAGGTTGGTAGTACAACAAATGCTTGGTTTGCTCAGGAATGTTCTTCATGACAACATCAAATTCGTGGCGTACGCTGATGTCGCTTAAGATCTGGGCCACAGTTTCTCGAGATTCTGGCTTGTCTTCCCATTTAGACCATTCAGGCTTCATAGGATTGATGATGATCTGTTTGCATACAACATCACGGAAAGCAAAAAAGCTGGTGCCCAGCCGTTCACCGTGGTCGAGAATTAAAACTTGATGCCAGATGTCAGTAATGCTGTTACTTGTCGGTGTACCAGTCATACCCACTCGATAGTGGAAATAATTAGACAGTTTTTTCAGCGCCTTTGATCGGGCGGAAGTACGGTGCTTGAAATAGCTGATCTCGTCGATGATCAGGGTATCAAACCCATCGAAGAATTTACGCGGTTTCTTTGCCAGCGTAGTAACAGCGTCAGTGTTAGTGATATATAGATCTGCTTCTACTTTAAAAGCAGCCGCACGGTTTTTTGCATATGCTACGGAAAAAAGCAGCTTTGGTTGAAACTGTCTAACGTCTGCTGCCCAAGCTGGATCAAGCAGCGGTTTTGGGGCAATAACCAACGCTTTGCCACCGCCAGCAAAGCGTCGCTTAGCAAAAGCGTCGATTGCTGCGCGCGTTTTGCCAGTTCCAGGATCTGAAGTATCCAAAATAATTGGTGTTCGCTCATAAACATTAAGTGATTGTTTTTGGTGTGGCCAAGGAACAGGTATCACTTTACTACCTCCAACTTCTTTTCAATTTTCAATCCATATTCTGGTACTTGCCAATTTACTTTGACGCCTAAAACGCCACTAAAGCGATCAAGAAATATACCGTGGTGTTTAAGCATTTGAACGAATTTAGGCGTTGTCTGTGGAACAGAATCTGAACCAATAGTGCGCAGTAACACATGGAGCTCATCACGATCGATAATCTGCGCCTCCCCACGTCGTGCAGCCCTCTCAGCTTCAACTAGCGTTTTCTGCACGCGGTCTATTGATATGCGGTCAACCATGTCTCGGCTGGACAGTGGGGAGCTGGCAGAAGGAGCGACATCTATAAAATGCTGGAGATCACCGGCATCAAGCGCTCGGAGCAGCTGATGGATTGAAGGTGAACTTAAGCTGCGCATCAATTTGCTTTGCTCGGTCTCAATAGGCGTGCGCAAAACATTGAAATCTACGTTCCAGTGGTAAAGGATCGTTGCAAAGTCCATGAGTTCTGACTGAATGGCGTCAATTTCTGAGTCTTTCATGTACAGACGATTTTCCTGATAAGGTGCTACGTTAAATCGTCTGTTGGTGTCGCTGATCGACACGGCTGCTCGTGAGTTTGAAGCCAGAATCACATTCATATAGTTTTTGGCTTCATAGTGGTTGACACCTTTTGAGTGAATTGGGATGATTGGGTCAGTAATAGCCTGTTTGAGCTTAGCCATCGAACGGCTGTTCTGATCGATTTGTCGATGATCTGTTTCGTCAAGCATCAAAAGCACACAGTTTTCCATATACGCATTGAACGGGTCGTTTAACGTACTCATCAACGCAATGTGGACGTGCGAGCTACCAATCAGAGGAGACAAGACTCGGTGAACTAAAAGACCTTTCCCAGTGCCTTCGCAGCCGCTTAACACCCAAGCTGTTTCAGCTCTCCGGCGCTTTTGTATAATGAAAGCTAGCCAGTTTAAGAACCGCTTAATAACCTTAGCATCGTTACCTAGAGCCGACTTGAGAACTTTGGCAATTGTAGGTGGAAATGTTTTCGGCGCTGAGCCCATGCGGGCTTCGCGCAAGTAAGAAGTTTCTTGATATCGATTAAGCATGCGCTCTTCGGGTACGCAGACACGAGAATCATCAAACCGGAAGACATAGTCCCACTCTTCAACAAACTCACCGACCCATTGATTGTGTTGTCGGAGGAAGTCTTCAAGTTTTTTGACTGCGCTGGTTGGATACACATCAATTAAAGATGTCTCAGGGTTGAAAGTGCCTCGATAGTAAGTATCTGACCGGCGATCAAGAAACGCCAGGTAGATGATGTCGCCGCTTTTGGAGTTTGCAGCGAGGATTTTTTTATATCCTTTGTAGTACTCAGGAACGATCTCTCGAGTGAGGTAGTTCGGTTCACCCTTGAAGTTAAACAATATTTCTGGGTTGTCGTTAGGGTGAAAATATCCCCAGCTATCTCCACCATTGAGATTAAGATACATAAACCCGCGAGCTTCTTTGTGGCTGGTTACAGCCACGATACCGGGTTTACTCAAAACTTCAATGCCGCTGATTATTTTAGTTGTGAATTTTTTTGCTTTGAGTCCTTTGCTTTTGCGCAATAAAGATAGCTTAGCATCTTTTTTTTCTTCGATAACAGCAGTATCAATAGTTTCAATCTGCTTGCGTAGGTCTGCCTTTGGTTTTGATTTGTAGATAATCCGTATGCGCTCTTCAGGCGGCACAGGATCAGTCATGCGCACGCAGTTGGGGGCAGCGATGTATATGAGCATTCCGTTGTTGGCCACAGAAATGTCCAAAGGCCATCGCAGCGCTGCGTTGCTTCGAGACAAACTGATGGCCTTTTCAAAATTTTCGATAGTCAGATTGGCGTTCATCAGCCAATATTTCAAAATCTCGGGTAGTATTTGATGATCAAGCATAAAAAACAAATGCGCAGAAAAAGGCTTGTCGATTTTGTGGCCGGCGCCATACTGAAGAATGTAACTGACATCGCCCAAGCCCATAGTTTTCAACAGCGCTTCTATTTTCGATTCCGAATCAAGATAGTCGAAATCAAGACAGATCCATTCGGTGGGTTGCATTGGATCTGTCAACCCAGCTCTGGATTCGAGATCTAACGGTCGGGACAGTTTTCCTTTAAGAAGGCAGTGCTGGTTTCGGCTGTGGTAACGCAGCGCCGCTGCCATTTGGTCAATCGTTTCGACAGTCTCGAAATGAGAAGTCACCTGCTTGACCATAGGGTAGGCGTCTTTTAAAATACCGTTATCAGTTTGAGTGTAAGTCTTGACCAGAGGAACCCGAGCCTCAAGAAAGTGAAGCTCCATGTTTTCACCTGTATCTTTTTATGGTAGACTTATGTACAGTCACGGCGTGCTCTCCCACGTTGTGATAGTTTGAAGGTCCTGGCAGTTCGGTCGCTGCCAGGACCTTAATTTTACCTCACTGCGGTTGGTTCTGCAAGCCTCGTTAAGAATCAGGTACTTGCGAGCTTACCTCACAGCACGTAAAACGCGGTTTACAAATGAGCTTCTACGATAATTGGTCTATTGAGGCTTATCGAACCATGCTCTATTTGGCGCCCTGGTTGTAACCGCCAGCTAGTGTCGCCGAGCTTTTCTACAAGTTCAGCAGTGTAGATCTCATCTGAATTTTCGCTGTAAGCGCGCATTGCAGCGCTAATCGCTCGTTCTGCACTTTTTGCAGTAGTGGTTAAAAATGGTGTTTGTTCATTTAATCTAGTTAGCGTCACGGTAATCATTATTGGCCTCCTCAATTTCCCATTGTCTTTGCGTCCGGCAATACATCTCGCCAGCAATCGCATTCTCAAAGCAGCGTTCTTGTTGCTGCGTAATAGCGGGTAGCGTGGTTGTCATCCACGCAACAAAAATGAATAACCCGCCAAGAAAAATCATCAGCGCAATGAGACCAATTGTCTCTCGCAAAAAATCTCTAGTCGTCATTAGACTCCTCCCATCACGTGATAGATTATAGCCGCTATGGCCATGACGGCCGTCAACGCCACCATAGCGACGATGACATTGCCGACTCTAGCTTCATGGGCTGCGCGGCGAGCCTCGTACAGGCGACGTGGCTGAGCACTGACCCAGGGTTTCTCAGTAGACCCCATCTCGTCTGGCGTCCAGTCGGGTCGCTCGTAGTCAATTTGTTTTCTCGTGTCTGTGTTCATTTTTGTGCTCCTTGATATTGATGAATAAAATTACGATTTGATCGGGCAGTCAGGCCGTTTAGCCACGATCCGAGCCCGTTCGTCCGAATCGAGTCCGGTCAGATCAATCGGGCAGTCGGGCCGCTCAGCCATGACCCAAGCCCGTTCGTATGAATTAAGCCCGGTCAGATCGATCGGACAGTCGGGCCGGTGGGCCATGACTCGCGCCCGGTTGAATGAATTAAGTCCGGTCAGATCAATCGGGCAGTCGGGCCGTTCAGTCATGACTCGCGCCCGTTCGGGTGAATTAAGCCCGGTCAGATCGATCGGGCAGTCAGGCCGTTCAGCCATGACCCAAGCCCGTTCGGATAAATTAAGCCTGGTCAGATCGATCGGGCAGTCGGGCCGCTTAGCCATGACCAAAGTTTGCTCGAATGAATTAAGCCCGGTCAGATCGATCGGGCAGTCGGGTCGGTAGACCATGATCCGAGCTCGGTCAGATGAATTAAGCCCGGTCAGATCGATCGGGCAGTCGAGCCGTACAGTCATGACCCAAGCCCGTTCGTCCGAATTAAACCCGGTCAGATCGATCGGGCAGTCGGGCCGTTTAGTCATGATCCGAGCCCGTTCGGATGAATTAAGCCCGGTCAGATCGATCGGGCAGTCTGGCAGGTGGATAATCGCCCAAACAGCCCATTCAGAATTGTGAGCCACCAGCTCAGTCCATTTTTTGGGCTGAGCTTCGAGCCAATCGAGCGCTTCTGAGCAAGCGCCAAGCTCGCGTGCTTGGTTGATCATTTCCTGTGTGATTAGGTAGTCAGTCATCATTCTGCTTCTTTTGATATGAAAGAATAAAATTACAATTTGATCAGGCAGTCAGGCCGTGCAGCCATGACCCAAGCCCGTTTGGATGAATTAAGCCCGGTCAGATCGATCGGGCAGTCAGGCCGCTCAGCCATGACCCAAGCCCGTTCGTTCGAATCGAGTTCGGTCAGATCGATCGGGCAGTCAGGCCGCTCAGCCATGACCCAAGCCCGTTCGTTCGAATCGAGTTCGGTCAGATCGATCGGGCAGTCGGGCCGCTCAGCCATGACCCAAGCCCGTTCGAATGAATTAAGCCCGGTCAGATCGATCGGGCAGTCGGGCCGGTAGGTTATGACTCGCGCCCGTTCGAATGAATTAAGCCCGGTCAGATCGATCGGGCAGTCGGGCAGGTGGATAATCGCCCAAAGAGCCCATTCTGAATTGTGAGCCACCAGCTCAGTCCATTTTTTGGGCTGAGCTTCGAGCCAATCGAGTGCTTCTGAGCAAGCGCCAAGTTCGCGTGCTTGGTTGATCATTTCCTGCGTGATTAGGTAGTTAATCATACTTGTGCTCCTTGATATTGATGAATAAAATTACGATTCGATTGGACAATCGGGCCGGTGGGCCATGACTCGCGCCCGTTCGAATGAATTAAGCCCGGTCAGATCGATCGGGCAGTCGGGCCGGTGGGCCATGACTCGCGCCCGTTCGGGTGAATTAAGCCCGGTCAGATCGATCGGGCAGTCGGGCCGCTCAGCCATGACCCAAGCCCGGTTGTATGAATTAAGCCCGGTCAGATCAATCGGGCAGTCGGGCCGGTGGGCCATGACTCGCGCCCGTTCGAATGAATTAAGCCCGGTCAGATCGATCGGGCAGTCGGGCCGTTTAGCCATGACTCGTGCCCGTTCGTCTGAATTAAGCCCGGTCAGATC